ATGAATAATAAATTTTATAGAATTTGTATGATTATTCTTGGTATCACTATAGTTTTAAATATTATTAATATAATAATAAGTTTTACTTTTAAAGCTCTTATTGCTTTGGTATTTACTTTATTATTGTTGGCATTTATTAATAGTAGAAAGGAATGATATTATTGGAACAAAGAAAACTTAGGGTTGCATTCAATAAAAGTGGCAAAGGTTCTTTTACACCTAGATTGATACTTCCAATGTCATGGATTAAAGAGATGAATATTTCTCCTGATGAAAGAGATGTTCTTGTTACTTTTGAAGATGGAAAAATAATTATTGAAAAAGCTGAAAATGAATAAAAAAAGAAGGTAGTGATTGTTTATAGTTGCTACCTTCTACTCTATTTATTAAATTTATCAATATCTTTTTCATGATATGCTTTTTAGTAATAAGATATATCTTATTAAAGATTTTCTCCCTCTCCATTTTAATATACAAAAAAAATAATAACTAAAATTAATCAATATATTGTAGTATATGTTGTCAATTATCATTTTTTGAATTTTATAAATTTATTGAAAAATGTAAATAAAAGCATTGCATTATACGTCCCGTAATGTTATAATATATTTATAGACAAGGAGGTGAGAAAACAAAAACTAAGAAAGGAGGACAAAGAAAGTGGGGAGATTAGAAAGAAGAAAAAATAAAAAAGAGAACAAATTTAATATAATTAAAAAAGTTCTCTCTTTTATATTATTAATACTAAATATAGCTCTTACAGTTTTAAGACTAATTAAAGAACTATAAGAGTTAAGCCTAGAAGGAAATGCAGTTCCTTCTAGGTGACTTCTTTCTAATATTATAACATACTTTCTAAAATGCCATGAATAGAAATTTTTACAAAATATGTGTTGCTGTTGTTTTAATAACTATAGTGTTTGATGTAATACTCTTAATAAAAAGTTTTGATATATGGAATATTATTGGATTATTAATAAGTATCTCACTATTAGTTTTCTTTACAAAAGAATTAAAAAGGGATGGTAATTAAATGGAACAAAGAGAATTAAATATAAGTTTTCATAAAAGTGGAAATGGCTATACTACTACTAGATTATCTTTACCTATTAATTGGGTTAAAGAACTAGGTATCTCTCAAGATGAAAGAAAAGTTATAGTTACACTTGAAGATGGAAAAATAATTATTGAAAAAGCTGAAAATGAATAAAAAAAGAGGTAGTAACTATTTCCAGTTACTACCTCCTAATCGATTTACTTGTTTATAAAATCTAGTGCCTTATAAAGAGTGTCAAATCTATCATTACCTTTTATCATGGTATAATTTTCTTTAGTCATGGAACCTATCTTCTCACATGCTCCACCACCAACAACATATAAATTTTCTGTCTGACCTGGTATGTAATCTTTTATATCACATATTAGTATTTTACCATCATTATATCCCCAGCCAACTACAGTTGCAGGTATTTTGTCAACTGCTCCATCATAAACGATTGTATGTTTGTACATGATTTTTCCCTCACCATTCTCTTTATTATCTATTGTCTTATTTAAAATACCTTCTGCTATTAATTTAGCAACTATGTCTTTATGTCTAATATAATAATCTGTATCTGCTTTACTATCTACGAAGCACACTTCTATTAATATTGCAGGAGCTTTTGTATGACTAAGCCAGTAAAGACCTCTTACATCCGATTTTGCACCCCTATTTTTAAATATTGTTGATAGTTTTTTGTTAACTCTTTCAGCATATACCTTACCATTGTTAGTTTTGTATATTGTCTCTGTACCCATAGGATTTAGAGTTGTTTTATTTGCATTGAAATGGATTTGTACTGCTAAGTCTACATTTTGCCTATTGGCAATTTCACATTGTTCTGCTAAATAGTTATTAGATTTATCTACTTTTCCAGTATACACAATAGCTCCACCTTGTTTCAACCATTTAACAATTAAATCAGTTAAAATTCTGTTTTCTTTTCCTTCATCTATATAGCCAGTTGCTCCTGTTCCTTTTCCACTTAAAGTGTGTCCTGGTACTATTGCTATTTTCATTGTTTATTTTCCTCCTTAAACTGTTTGTAAGTTTGATTTATACCTATTGCAACTCCCCAACAAATTACACCTTGTAAGACTGCAACAGGATTTAATCCTAGCATCCATATTGAGAAACCTATTCCAAGTATCAATAACACTACTGGAATGTATTTATTATCTAATTGTTTATATTTTTTGAATCTAACACCTAAAACATAAAGAGCAGCTACTAAAATTAGTAACTGCTCTGGTATAAAACTTATTAAATTATCCATCTCTTATCCTCCTAATTAAAATATTCCTCTTTGAACTGCAAATATAAAGAACCCTACTAAAGTTGTAATTATAACTCCTACAAGCCACTTGAGTACTCCTGTCAGATTTTTTATATCACTACATAGGTTTTGTATTTGTATAGCAAACTTTGCTTGCTCAATCTCTATTCTATCAATTTGTTTGCCGTGTTCTTTTACTCTTGTTTCAAGTGTACTTATTTTTTCCTTCACAAGTTCTTCATTCATGAAAACCTCCTATTGCTTTGTATTAAAAAAAGAACATTACCTATTTTGTAAGTTCTGCTCCTTCTACTACCTCACTATGTTCTATAATGTAGTTTTCAACTGCTATCCTATATTCTGTGTTAGTAACATCATCAAGTTCAAATACTCTATTTTTTAGAGGATTTAATCCCTTATTTAATATTCTATCTGCCAGTATTCTTACAACTACTCCATCTATCATTACAATATTCCTCCAACTTTTTCATTTTCCACAAACAGCAATTCATCTTCTTGAATTGTTTTTAGTGTATTTTGATTGTCTTCTCCTATAAAAATTAGTCTTGTTGATGCTGTATGATCGCTTTGAAAAAAAGATGTAAATAAACCATAATATCTACTATTTTCATTATACTTAAATCCAACATAATGTCTTGTCAATCCTTCGTCTAAATTTGCCCAACATTTATAATATCTAGTATCTTGTGGTTCTCCACCTGCATTTTCTATTATATTTTTAACTAAAAACCCTGTATTTGTTCCTCCTAAAACATCTGTTACTACTCCTACTTTTCTTCCTATACTACTCAAAATTCTTTTTCCATCTCTTTTTGTTACTTCGATACATACACAACCATTTTGTATTGTTGCTGTACATCTGCTAGTTATTTGTTGATAATTACCCCATAAATCTTCTACACCTAAAAACTTTATTTGTTCATCTCCATTTTGTTCTCCATATAACATCCCTTTAAAACTGGAACCTCCTGTGTTTATCCCATTTGATTTATAATGACCTCCAACATAAGAACCATATCCGATACCTAGTTTTTTACAATCTATGGATTTAAATATTATAATAAATAAAATTTGTAACATTAACATACATTGATGGTCTAATATGTCATAACCTAAATATTTAGTACTTATACTTTTAAAAGATGAATATGAAGCTATTGTTGAACTAACATTCTTTTTACTTCTTAATTTACTATTTTCTAAATATGCCAGATAAGCACCTATATAAATAAATTCTTTTTCTGTACTACCAATTAAATGTGCTGGACATTCGTAATCATCATCTAATTTTGTTTTAGATATAAATATATCCATGTAGTTATCAGAACTCTGTATTTTCCAATAAAATTTAGGAAATTCAATCATAACATCTGTGTCATCTTCTACATTAGTTCCATCTTCATACATATTAAAATTTTCTTTTTTAATATACTTTGTTACTATTCCATCTTTAAATCCACATGGCTTTATGTTTCTAATAAAATCTATAGTATCCCAACTACCATAACTACCAACACTAGCAGGAGTCATTCCTATTGCATCTCCTAGATAACTTACACAAGTATCTGGATTTTCATCCAACTTATTTATTCTTACACCAAATTCTTGTGCTTTTAACTTATCTACTTTATCGACTAAACTACTTAATTTGTCTGTATCTAATACTTTTATATTTTTATTTATTAGAGTTTGCTTTAATGTATTTGAAATTGTTTTAATCTCATTTGTACTATTTTCAAAAGCAGTTATTAATTGACTTAAACTTGCATTTTCGTTTAATTTTTCTATCATAAAAATATCACCTTTCTATTTTTAGTAACTGTTTGTCAAGAATAGGTTACTTTTTAAAATAGAAAAGTGATTGATTTTAAGTAATTTTTACAAAGTATATATAGTATAAATAATTTTATTTTTAATAGAAAAACAAGCAAAATAAACAAGTATAAAGCTTTTTAGTAACTCTTTCTTGACAAATAGTTACTATATAAAATCAAAAAAGGACTATACAATGTAATCCTCTCCAACGATATTTTTATATTCTATTGTTGTTATCTTATTCTTTTCTACTGCTGTTTTAACTTGCTCTTTAGTCCATAATTCATCCTCATAGTATTTTTTTATTATTTTATACCACATCTATATCAACTCCTTTTCCATCATTGCAAAAGTTAATGTTGCTGTTTCTTCTCTTAATGCTCTTACTTCTTCGTGTGTAGCTATAGTTGCATTTTTAGAATTTTTTTCTAGTTCCTCATGTGCTTTTATCTCTTCTTCTTGTTTCTTATGCATTTCTAAATATTTTTCTGCTGTTTCTAAAGCTGTCAAACTCTTATCTAGTTTATATATAGATTTAATTATATTAACTGACTCTATATTTGTAACTCTTTCATAATCATCAAGTATTAAAAACACTTCGCTAGTTTGAAAATCATAATTACCTTTTAAAATTTCTTCTGCTTCTACTCCATTTATTTTTTCTTTTTTATCCCATATCTTTATCATTTTTATTTTCTCCTTTTTATAATTCTGGTATAAAACATTTATACCTACTATTCTCATAATAATATATAAATTTATTCTTTACCGAAACCGCTTTAATTGAAGTATTATTAGGTATTGTTGTCTTAAGGTCATAAGTTTTTGTAGTAATTACTCCGTTTTGATTGTACATTTTAACATAAAAAGTTGTATTACTTTTATGTGCTATATATAACATATTGTTAATTTCTACTGCAAATTCAACATCCCAACCTTCTAGTCTTGTAAAACTACCAATATCCGGTCTATAAACATTTATAGAATGACTCCAAACACCTCCAGGGTCTGTTCCTCCTGTTATGCAAAAATTATAAGTATTTGTTTTTGCACATACAAATAACCTTCTATATCTAGAAGCTATTAATGTTGATTTAGTTGACCAAGTATTTGTACTAATTTTGTAATATTCACTAATATTACTTGTTGTCGTTGAACTACTTGTATTTATATAACCATACAGTACATGTATTTCATTAGAATAGGAATTTCCGCAAGTTCCCCCTCTAGCGGTAATCATGTTCGGGATAGATGACCAATAATTTGCACTTATATTGTATCTTTGACAACTTGAAATGGCTGAACCATTATTATATCCGCCAATAACATAAATATACCCATCATAATAAATCATTGAAGCTTCTTCACGAAATGTTGGAGCTGCTAGAGAAGTACTAGTATTTGTTAGTGTATCATAACGTTTAAAATACATTACTGAACTAGTATTATCAAGAAAATATACATAATTATCTACAGCTATACAAGGTGGATATGGTTTTAAACTTGAAGAAGCTCCATCTAAAATTATATTTTTAGGTTTATACCAGTTTGGTATGTCTGTATTTCCTAGTTCAATATTATAAACCTTATTTACCATATTTTGAACTGTTTCATTTGAAGAAGTTGAAACACCTTTTTTTGTTAAATTAGTTGCTAATGTACTCTTGAAAGTTTGTATTTTTGTTTTAGTAATGCTAAATGAATCAGTTGAAACAAAAGGACTTCCTAATGTACTAGCTAAGTTGTCTTTAGCATTTTGAAGGTCATTTTTTATATTCTCAAAAGAGTCCATAACTTCTTTTATACTTGAATCTTCTTCTAATTTTATAGTCATTAAATTCCTGCCTCCTTTTTAAGTATCCTTTCGTTTAGAAATGGTTACTTAAAAAAGTAAAAGAGATAGAAATTTAAACTATTCTAAAAACAGCTTTATATTTTAAATTAATTTACTTTAATGTATAAGGTAGTAAATTCAAAGATTACAAAAGTATTAAGTAACCATTTCTAAACAAATAGTTACTAATTTTATAACTCTGGTATAAAACAAGTAATCTTACCATTTAAAATAAAATATATTTGTCTACCATCAACCGAAGCTCCAAAATAACTATAATTAGGAACAGCTCCTTTATCAAAAGTTAATTTTTTAATTCCACTATCAGAAAAAATAATAACTCCACATTTGCCACTTCCAGCTTTATAACCATAATCTGACACATACAAAGTTGAACCTAGTGGTACGGCAAAAGTATTACTATCAAAACCTTCTCCAGCAGAACTATAAGTTCCGCTTACAGGGTCATAATTAATTGTTGAAAAAAAGTAAGAAGAATTAGAACCTCTTAGCCCAAACACAACAATTTTATAAATGCTGACTTTAGCACAAACAAAATAATGCGATTGTTTTGAATCCATTATAGTTGATTTTGTAGACCAAGTATTTAACGTTGTATTATAATACTCAACAACTCTAACTGCTTGAGATGTAGAAGAATTTTCTCCACCATATAGAACATGTATCTGATTTGAATACATTTCACAACAAGCACTGCCTCTTGCTGTAGGTATACTTGTTATAGTAGTCCAGGAGGTAGTTAAAACATTATATTTTTGACAAAATCCTAAAGGACTTGAATAACTATCAAAACCACCTATTTTATAGATATATCCATCATAAAAATATAATGCTGATTCGGCAAAAGAAGCTGGAATATTTTTATTTGTCGTTGCGTTTAAAACAGTATCATAGCAAAGATTATTTGAACCAGACCCAACCGTGTAACCATTTATAAAATAAATTTTTTTTTCTGCTGAAACACATGCTATTCCATTTTTAGCGTAAGTACTCAAAGCTTCAATAAATACATTTTTAGGAACATACCAAGGTGGAACAATCATGTTGCCTTGCTCTATTTTAGCAACATTTTCGGCTAAAATTTTAAAAGGTGCATTACTTGCAGTTGATACGCCTTTTCTATTTAAATTTGAAACAAAAGTACTTCGTATTGAACTTAGTGTGTTCTTAGTTGTTTCTAATTTGTCATTTCCTGTGAAAGGCAAACCTAGAACATCAGCTATATTATTTTTGGCTGTCTGCAAATCATCTTTCGTGGTTTCTAATGTATCTATCATTTCTCTTAGTTTTGCATTTTCTTCTAATTTCGTTGCCATTTTTCACTCTCCTTTATTAAATCATATCTATTAAATTATTCACTATAGTAATTCCTTTTGCTCTTTGTCCATTTACCTCTATTGACAATTCTTTCAATGCTCCCTCAACATTATCACTTTCAAATAAGTTTTCTGTATCTTCTATAGTTACATTCTTTGCTTCTAATACAAGATTTCTAACTTTATTAACTAACTCTTTAAAAGTCATTTAGTCACCTCTTTCAATAAAAAAGAACCCTCTATATTGTAGGTTCTGTTCCTTCTACTACTCCACTATGCTCTATAATATAATCCTCTACTGCTTTTCTATACTCTGTGTTAGTCACATCATCTAATTCAAATTCTCGATTTTTTAAAGGATTTAAGCCTCTACTTAAAATCCTCTCTGCTAATATTCTTACTACAACATTATTTATATTCATTATAATAATCCTCCCACTTTTTCATTTTCTGCAATTAGTAATTGATTTTCTAACTCTTGTATTCTCTTTTCTTCTTCGCTTAAATAGATTGGAATATCTTTTAAAATAGGTTCTTTTGTTATTGGATTTATAGATTCTATATACTGTTTACTATAGTCTATATTTCCATATTCAACATCAATATAATGTAATTCTGTTATTGTATCATGCTCTAATATATCTCCTGTTGCTTCTCCAGTTTGTAAAAGTATTTTACCAGTTTGGTCGTAAATTATTCTATTTGCTCTATTCATTTTATCACCTCATTTATTTAAATTTTATAGCACACCAATTAAAATTAACTGGTATATTAGTGTTATATGCAGGCAGATTAAGACCAAGATTAGTATTATACCAAACATCCTGCTCTTCAATATTGAAAATATCACCTTTAACGCTAAAGGTATTAACATCTATTTCACGACTAAAACATAAACGAATAGTAAAATCTTTAGTAAAAACACCGCAAGAAGCAAAAATAAGATGTTTATAAAATTTACCATCATAAATATATTCGCATTCAGCAATAAAAATATTAGGAACAGATTTAAAACCTCCAACCCTAATCCAATAGCCAGGATACATACCAGATGCCTTTCCATAAAAATTAGCTATACAAATACTATTGCCAATGAGAGTGGTAACACCACTAAAATATTGATACTTAGTATTTAACTGTGTTATAGTATTATTAGATTGCGTTAACTGATTCATCAAATCTTGTACACTAGCGTCAGAACTATCAAAAGAAGTTTTAATTTTCTCTGATAACTCCACAAGTGTATTATTCAAACTTGCTTCTATATTCTTTAATGCTAAAGTATTTATAATACTTGTTTTACCAGTTTTAAATCCTGCATTAACTTCTGTCAGTTTTGTTGATATATCATTTAAATTTACATTTTCGGGCAGTGGCATTATATTCTTACTTATACTTAACACTTTTTCTGCTGTAGCATTATTACTGTCTGTAACAACTATCTTAAGTGTGTGTAGTGCATTATCTTCTAATGTATAGTTAATTGTTTTTTCAAGAGTTAAATCTGTTGTGATAGTTTCTTTTAATACATCATCTATAAAGTATTCTATTTTAGTTAACAATGCTGGGTCTGTGTGGTCGGCTTTGAATGTTGCTGTAGTTGAGTTATAAGAGGATACGGTTAAAAAAGGTAATGCTTGTAGTAATGTTATTAGGGCATAACCATAAGCACCAGCAGTATTTCCACCAGATTCCATAACAACATTATCAAAATAATATTCAGATGTTGGTGTGTAGCCAGTAGGCTTATAACTATCTTTAGTTAATACGTAGCCACTTCCACCTCCACCTGCTCCCACACCATTCATTCCTGCACCACCAAACCAGCCACCTCCACCGCCTTCGCCAGTTGAATCTTTAGCAGAACACCCTTTTCCAAAACTTCCGTTTTCTGTGCTTACACGACCAATACCACCTTGATATTGAGTACCGCCGGGACGATGTCTGTCGTTAGCACTATACCCAGTACCTCCTGCTAATCCTCCTCCTGCACCACCAGTATAAGGAGAATATGAACCACCGCCACCACCTGCGACAATTATACGAGATAGCAAACCTTGCTCATTATCCCAAGCACCACCAACGAGCCTTATATCAGTAGCACCACCACCGTACATAGAATAATAAGTACCCATAACCTGTTGATTTAAGTAACCTTTACCGCCACCATTAAAACCACTTTTAGTGTTATTACTCGTAGATGAAGAAGCAAAACCACTTTCGCCGACGTAAACATATAATGTAGTTTGTTTTTTTAATGTAATTTCACCTTTAGAATATCCGCCTTTAGCATCAGTATACCAAGAAGAATTATTGATACCTCCAGAAGAACCCCAACATTCAAATTTATATTTACCAGGTTTCAATATAACACTTTGTGGCGAACCATTATAACCAAAATTCCATTCAGTCTGCATTTTCTCACTCTCCTCTCTAACAATAAGTTATTAACTCATTTACACTAGTTGCAATATTAGATAAACCACCATTTACCTTTTCTTCTAGATTAACAAATCTATCTTCGATTTTCTTAGACGAATAAGTAGTCATTTCACTCACCCTGTTATCATCTACAGTTGCATTAATAAAATGAGTTTCTGCATTTCCGTTTATCACATAGACATTTAATTCAACTTTTACCTCACTTCTAACTTCTATAGAATTATCATCTATAATTTTAAAGTTTGTAACTACATTTTCTTTTGTAGTAGCATCTATAATATTTACAACTATTCTCTGTGTTAACAAACTATGTGTTACAGTTGCTTTGAATCCATTTTCTGCATCCTCCACCCAATCATCAATTGCGACCCTTTGAGTGTATGCAACATTTGAACCACCTGCAATTAATTGGTCAATTTTAATATTTTGTTTCTCATTTTCTGTGTCAATTCTAGTATTTAACTCTGTTTTAGCAGTTTCTATGTTGCTTGTTAATTCTGTTTTAGTTGTATCAATTTTAGTATTAATAGTACCTATTTTAGTTTCCAATTCTTGTATATCTTTTAATGTAGCAAAGATTATAGTTGGGTCAATTTTAAGTTCTATATTATTTACATTAGATACAATAAGCACAGTTTTAACCTTCATGTCTACCACTGCACCTTGTTCTATAGAAGGTTTATAACACTCTTTGTATTTAGAAATGGCAATTAAATTATTTTCATCATCTAAATATCCTATTTCTCTTATCATAAACCCGCCTACACTTGATGGTATTAAACTCTCTAATATTATACAATTTGGTGCAGTTTCATCTGTAGTTGTATTTCCGATATTGCCTTCCCATACCACGTTTTTGAGAGCTGTCTGACTCTCAGTTGGAGTATATTCACTCCCTCCTCCATCACCAAGTTGAATTTTTACAAATCCCACTTTATTACCTGTGACACTTGCATTTGCTATCTTTGCTTTTCCTACATCTGTAATTATAGTGTAATAACTTTTATCTATAGCCAATATATCACCTCCTAAAATATTGTTACCTCTTGGTATCCAACTCCATTGCCAGTTAATACATCAATTTCTCCATAAGTTTCTATATCTGGTGGACTCCAAGGGTATATAGTTATTTCTTGACCTATTAGGGTTGTTATACCAAAATTCATATAATTGTCTTTGCTTATAAGCACTCTAGTGTAATCTAAAGTCATATTACATGGCTTAATATTACTTACAAAAGAATGAACTTCCTCAAACCAATCTTGATTTCTTGCATCACTTTCTAAATGTATATTGTAAGTGGAATTATTTATAGTTAACTCATAGTTTCCTTCACCAACTATATTATCTAGCCAGTTTCGTAAAAATCTCTCTGAGTAAGGTAATTTACTTATATATTTACTAAAAATCCTAAACCTTCTATCTTCTAAACTCTCATTACTTTTAGGAGTTATAGACATTATCTTTTCCCATCTTTTCACACCACTTGGAGTTAAATCCTCTAAAAACTGGTCATTTGATAGGTCCTTTAATTTATCATGTAGTGTTTTTATTTCTTTATTTTCTACATTAAATACTTTTATATATTCTTCTTTATCTTGTAGAATTTGTGGTAAGTAATTTATTAGATTAATCTCTTTATCCAACTACCTCACCTCTTAATACTATAGAATCTTTATCAACATTAAGATTAGATGCAATGCTATTTATCATTGTATTTGCAATGTCTAATACTCCATCAATACTAAGTAATCTAGTTTCAATTTGAGATATCCGAACTATTAAATTTTCTTCGTCTTCCCAACTCATATTTAACTCATTTAAATAGTCATCAATTGTTTCTTCTGCAATTGTTTTTATATTCTCCCATGTATATCCACTCTTATATGTTATTTCTGCTGATATATTTATAGTTGTACTTGTAACTCCTTCAACTGTGACTCGGTGTCCAATTGGTGCTAATCCTAAGCCTTGTCCTTGGTGTCCGATTGGGTCAATTTCTTCTTGTACTAAGTTAATTAAATCAGTGCTTGGTACTTTAAAATTAGAGTTAATTATTACTAACTTAACAGTCCCACCTCCATCCCAAGTTGGATAAACCTTAACTCCTCCAACATCTTGTATTTTGTTAACTTCATCCTTGTAATTTTGTATATTACCCCCAAAAGACTGAGAATTTAAACTATCATAATATCTTTGTCTCAAACTGTCCTCTGATTCTTCATCTTCTCCATTTATCAAAATTTCTGTCAGTTCTGCTGTTTCTAATTTGTCTATATATTCGATAGGTATTAGTTGCCCCAACTCAAAAATAGGTCCCGCAGTCTCACATTTCATCTTATATATACCTTCAGATATTCTCTCAATTGCTACATAGTTATATTCTCCTAGATTAAACCTAGAATCAAGTGGAATATCTATGTTAAAAACTCCTTTTGCAATTGTATTGGTTGCAGGTAAAGGTGTAATACCTCTCTCTTTACATCTCTTCTCTAAATAGTAATAACTAGCAGTATCTACAAATGTTTGGTCTAGTAATTCATCCATTGCAATGTATGTTTCTGTAAGTTCTATAGCAACTGGTGCCAAGGCATTGTATATTATAGAACCTTCTCTCTTATCCAGTGTGTTAGGTACACTATCTAACATTCTTTTAATTATATTTTCAAATGTCATTAACTCAAACAATTATACACTCACCACCTTCTCTGCTTTTATATTTCCATATTTACTGTAAACTGTGAACTTACAATGTACTTTACCCTTTACATTTTGAAACTCAAAATTATCTACATTTTCAACCCTATCATCTTGAATTAGTGCTTCTTTGATTCGTCTTTCAAGTTCGGGGATTACAAAGGATATAGGCTCTCCAATAAGGTCGTTCAACTCGACTCCATAATTCCAACTATATATTAGATGTTGGTATCTCTCTGTGTTTAAAATTAAAAAGATGGTTTGTTTTAATGCTTCAACATCATCACAAATACCATCTATCTTAGATTTTTCTATATTTAATTTAAAGGTCTTACTTGGTTCTTGCCTTACATCAAAATTAATTATTGATACATCTTCAATGTCATAATCTAAATTATCGCTTGGTAACACTTCATCACATCCTATCTAAAATCAAGTATTGTTGCCCTCCTTGCATACGAATTAAAACTAACTTATCTCCTATTTTTTTATCTGTGTATCTTTTAAATGTATCTGTTTGTATTAGAAAAAATTCACCAATAGATAGTTTTTGCTCTATTTTAACTTTTAGAGGGCTAGTACTTTCTATTGTTCCAAATACAACTCTCATTGGATTGCTTGTTTCTACTGCATCCATTGCAGCCTTTTTAATTATTTGTAATAAATCTTGACTCATATTATCACCTCACTTATATAAATCTTCTCACATGTGTGTATGCTTTTCCTTTTCTATAAGAATTAACAGACTCTATTTTTACCACATCTCCTGTTTGTGGTGAATGAATTATTTGATTGTTTCCAATATACATTACAACATGATTACTACTTCCTCCACCAATTCTACATAATAAGTCTCCTGCTTTCCACTTGCTTCTATCTTTTAAATCTACTGCTTTCCCTGCTTTACTTTGTGCAGAAGCAGTACGAGGAATTTTTATACCTATTTGTTTATAACACCATTGAGTGAATCCAGAACAATCAAAAGTATTAGGACCTTCTGCTCCATACACATAATTACAACCCAGTTTACTTTTTGCTATACTAATTAATTTATCTTCTTTAGAGTTATTATTTGTACTACTTTGGTTATTACCTTCAACTTGATATGTTTGTTCTTCATCTCCACCTATAATTATATAGCCATTCTTTCTACCAAATTTTTTACATTCACTAGCATTAGCTAATAGTATATCTATATGATATGTTCCGTTTGTTTCAACATATATTCTTCCTCCATTATCTTTAACTGTATATACTTTGTTGTCATAGGCAGTACCAGGAAGTATAATTTTTACTTTATCTCCATATTCAAAAACTGGATGTTTCTTTAGAAAATCATCAGTATACCAAGTTTTCTTAACTCCTTCTCGATTCATTGGACCAGCAACAGTTCTTGATTTTACATCAAGTGGCTTTCCATTGCAATCTGTTTTTCCACCTTCCATTGCATTGTTTCCTGGATAATATGCAGTAAATATAGCAGGAACTTTTTTACCTGTATTTTTTTTCGTAGTACTTTGTGCAGGACCATTTTTCTTTTCATCCTTATTGTTAGTATTTCCACTTGAATATGAGCTTGAAGAATAAGAAGCAAATTCATCTCCATCAACAAGAGTCAAATCCATAAAGTGACTGTTATTTTCAAAAGTATGTTTTACTTTCTCAACTAGCATATAATTTTGTAACTCAATATCTCCTAAATCTAAAAAAACAGGTACTAAACAACCTGCTCTTACTCTAATATCACCAAGTGCATTTTTTAAACTTAATGACTTAGTTTTCTTATTATATAGTTTTAAAAGTATATCACACTTTTGTTTTATCTCTGCTTCACTCATGTTTTTATCTACTGTATCAAACATTTGAAGTATTCCCCAACTTCTCATATGTGCTGAGTCTTGGGCGATGTAGACATCTCTTTTACTTGTTTCTTCATTGTCTCTTACAAGTTTAATCTTTGTATAAGTATCACTATCAATAGAAGAATTATAGTCAAAGTCCTCAATTACATCATTATTCATGACAGTATCTAATTTCATTGATGCAACATTTTTTAGAGTTATTCTTCCAAAATCATCATATAAAACATACATTTCCTTTTTCTCTCTTAAGGTATCATCAAGTGCAGTTAAAACCATATCAAAGAGTGTTTTATTTTCTTCGACTCTAGATATTTTATACTTAGTATCTTCTATGACATTGTATTTTAAATTAAAATCTTTAGCTAACATCTTTACAAGTTCAGATGCAGTTTGATTATTATACACATAAGTATCTTTATTCTTAAAATATCTCAACTGGTCGTAAGCAACAATTTTAATGTGATTTTCTTTATCTCTTTTCTTTTGAAATATATATCCATAGAATACACCTGTACCCTTGTAATATAAACGAACTGAATTACCTTCACAAAACTGTAGTATATCATCCATGACGATTGTAAATTCAAGTTTAGAAGGTGCACCTTGCCTTTCTATTTCCCATGTAACTCCATCAATGACAGCAGGTTCATAGAAATCTTCCCAATGTGCTATTACTAATCTTACATCTCTATCATTCGCCAGAACTAAATCATCAACCAAGTTTTAACACCTGCCCTTTATAAATAGTGTATTTACTTAAGTTTTTGCCCTTATTTGCCTTATCCATCATCGATTTATTTAATTCATATACTTTCTTATATAATGAACCATTTCCTAACTGTTTCTGACAAATTGACCAAAGAGAATCACCCGATTTGACTGTATAAGTCTTGGTGTTTGGTGCATTAATTGAATCGACCCTCTTGGGTTCTATCTTTACGCTTGGTCTACCAGTCTCAGTTGTTTTAGGAGGGGCAAGAACTAACTTTTTAGTTGAATAATCTCTATATTGTTTTAACTTTATTGCAACTTTTGTATCTGAGCCATTTTCTGCATCTTCTACTATGTTATATTCTTCTAATGACACTTTCATATTAGTGTTAAATAAGACCTTGTTACCTAACTCACGAGATACAATGAATTGGAATGGCTTACAATCAGTTTTTAGTAATTCTAGCTTACTTAAAAAGAATTGAACATCTTTAAAAGTCCCTCGATAAAATGGTAATTTATTATGTGTAAATTCTGCTTCGAAACTTATTTCAGATAACCCTTCTTTTTTTAATATGTTTACTTCTCCAGTGTTTATTAAATCAACTGTCTTATTCTTGTTTGTTATTTTTATTTCTAACTTGGGTGGTGGAATTGGTAATTGTACTCCATCCAAGTAAAAATCATAAGCCATTTATATCCCTCCTTTCTAAACTATTCCCTCAGCTGAGACAACCATGGCGTCGTTTAATTTTTCTGTTAGTACATTTACTATGCCGTCGACATCTGCATCTTTACTTATGTTGTTTGTATTGTTCATGTCAATTTTAATGTTTACTCCTGTGAATCTGTTTATTGTTTCCTGTTCTGCTATGTCTCTTAAGTATTTTAAATCTTCTTGACTTTTATCCATTGTTTTAGCCATTTTAGCTGTATTTCCTGCTGTATCTTTTGCACCCTTTGCTGCATCATTTAATGGAGAGTTAAGTCCACCAGAACCAAATCCATCACCAAGACCATATTTTTTGTCCCACAAATCGTCAAGACCTAAATCTTTTTTTGCCTTATCAGCTATTTTACTAATATCAAAAGCATCCTTTATTTTATTTTCTAGTTTCTCACCAAATTTGTATCCTCCATCCCATGCTTTAGTATAATTAAATCTATCATAATGTAAAGATGATGGGTCAATTCTTTCTACTTTTATCTTTGCTTCTCCTGCCACTTCATCTGTCCAGCCTTGTAACTTATCTGACCATCCGCTCACTGCACTTGCTAAATTTGAACCAAATATTGTATCTATTGCAGATGCTATGCTTTGCAAAATACCTAAAACAGTATCTGCCATTCCAGAAAATAATCTTATAATAGAGCCTAATGGGTCATTAAATACATTTGCTAGAAATTCTGCAAAAGTAGCAAATGTATTCCAAATTAAAGCAACTATATCTATAAGCATGTTACCTGTTGCAACAAAAATATTTCCTATAAAACTTGCTGCAACTGATATTGCTCCTGCAACAACACCTACCGCAGATATACTTGTATTTGCGAAATGGTTAAAAACTGCAACTCCAACAAATAGCGCTACTACTAAAGCTATTATCCCTGCAACTACCCAAAAAATTGGACATGCTAACATAGCTTCATTTACACCCCATTGCCCAAGTGCATATAATACTAAAGATTTATACCCTGCTAATGTTTGAGTATTTAAAAGCATTTGAGCAAACATCACAACAAATTTAGAAGCTGCAACTAATTTTTCCCAAGCCCACATTCCTGCTAAAGCTAAAGAATAAATTGCAATAGCTGCAACAACTCCATAAATTATAGGTGCTATAATACTCCAATTTTGTGCAAATACATTAGCAATATTCAACGCTTGTGTTATCACCCAACCTAATGCTTGTGCTATCAAGCTAACACATACAATAATAGTGTTTACGAAAGCTTGAAAAAAAGGACTACTTAATATACTTATAATTCCATTAAAAATGTTAAAAAACACATTACCTAAAACATATAATCCATTTATAAAATTATCTATAAAGGTTCGGAAACCTCGGCTAGACATAGATTGTTCTATTTTTTTCTGTATAACACCAAAAATCATGACTACGTTATTTTTTATTGATGTCCAAATCTGTCCAAATGTATAAGGCATCTTCTCAAACTCTGCATTGGTCTGCTCTGCCGCTGCAAGTAATGAGTTTTTTACAATATCTGCTGTTAACATTCCCTCACTTGCCATGCTTCTAATCTTTCCTATATCCACGTCAAGATAATCGGCAATACTTTGTATTATATTAGGTGCTGACTCAAATACAGCGTTTAATTCCTCTCCTCTAAGTACACCACTTCCCAATCCTTGCGTTAATTGCAGTAATGCTGAATTTGTTTCTTCTGTTGTTGCTCCTGCGATTACAAATTTCTTGTTAAGTTGTTCAGCAAATGCTACTATTTCTTTTGTGCTGCTAAACGCTTTACCTGCGTTCATCCCTACACGTGTTACTATTTTAGCAGTATCCAAATAAGATGCCCTTGCTCTTTCTGCTGATTGAAATATCATTTTATTAAGTCCGCCATCTGATTGTTGACCATCATTTATCATGTTTAAACGGGCATTAGTGCTCGTCATTTGGTCGCTTAAATTAATTAAACCGCCAACGCTTCTTAATCCAATATAAGTCGCTACTAATCTTTTAGCATTTGCTACTAATTTATCTGTACTACTTGCACCCTTATTTATATCCTTATTAAGTCTTCGCTGTTGCCCATCAGCTTCTCTTATTTGCTGTTCTAATCTATCAAATCCAGCTTCTGCTCTTGCCAGCTCTTCTCTAGCTTTTATTATGCTATTAGCATCTACTGCATTACTAGAAGTTCTTTGTAATTGCTCAAATGAACTTAATACTATATTCATAGCAGTTGTCATATGACGAAATGCAGGTGTCATTCCATCAAATATGCGGATTGATGTTTGTATTGTAGCCATATTTTAACCTCCCTCCTTGTTATTTTAGACACAAGAAAGGAGTAATCAACTTGATTACTCCTTAAATTAACTATTTTATCATTTCTTCTCCATCAAATATGAAAGACTTTACATTTTTTCCATCACTTGTAAAAGTTATTTGAAAATCACTTCTAAGTATTGCTCCTAGCGAATTTTGAGAGTCTACATAAGACTGAACTACTATTTTTTCTTTATCTTTATAAAATACCCATTCTGTTATATTTGGAAATTTAGCTGTACTTGGCGACTTTAGAATTGCACTAACACCATTTTGACATTGTAATTGTAATTCTGTTTTTTCATCAATTGTAAGAGTATAATCACTAACTTTAGAAACTACTTTATTATTTTTATAAAAGTCATTGTCAGCCCATCTGACATTGTAAACAGAATTATCTTTGTTCATATATAATATTATATTTTTAGAACCACCAAATTCAATTCTATATCCTTTTTCTCCATTAAAATGTGCATTATCCAATCCATCATCATGCTTTATACTCTCGAAATCTTCTATTCCACATTCTTTCAGTATATTAGCTATATTTTTAATTTTCTCTGGTTCTGTGTTTATAACCTCAGAAATTTTTTGTTCATCTTTAGACATTTTAATAACATCAGTTTTCTCTGTTTTTGCTTTTTTAATATGTTCTTCATTATTTTCATTAGCTACTGGTTCAGCATTTTGAAGTTCCCCTTTAAATAAACTACTATATATCTTTATATCTGCTATTATAACAACCATAAAAAAATATATTGCAAATAACCCTCCTACAATCTTTAGTATCTTCTTATTTTTAAATCCTCCTATTAACAATTTTATACTTACCTCTCCTAAAAAAGCGGCTATTGTAATTGGAAATAAAATAAAAGCCAGTACTCCAAAGAATATTTTCTTGCCTTTGCTCAAAGTTTTAAACTTATTCCACATAATATAATATCCCCCTAAATTATATTCTTTACCAATATTATACTATATGCGTAAAATTTTTACATTATAATCACATCCTTTCAATAAAAAAACACCTACCTGAGTAAGTGCTTTCTTTGTTTATTTAATTTTGAATCCACATAGTTAATCTAAAACCAGAGAATGTTTTAAAAGTGGATATGGTTATACACACATTTACATTCCATATAGTTAATCTAAAACTACAGCCTTACGCTAAAGTTCATTATTACAATAATGCATTTACATTCTATATAGTTAATCTAAAACTTTTCACCAGCCATAAGGGACTCGAGCCTTTTCGTATTTACATTCCATATAGTTAATCTAAAACTGGGTATTATGGTGGAAGAACAGAGGTTTTTAAACCTATTTACATTCCATATAGTTAATCTAAAACTATAACTCCACAGCACATGAGCAATATAGAGCGAGGATTTACATTCCATATAGTTAATCTAAAACCTAAGAAAAGCACATTTTTAGCTGTCAAATCGTAGCGATTTACATTCCATATAGTTAATCTAAAACCCCAAAATAAACTTAGCATTTCCAATACCTACACATACATACCTCTCTCAAATTTGCAGTGAATCATGAGTAGTGCAATTGATAACATTTATCACATACCCTCAATGCCTTGTATTCCAATTGTTAAGCCATATTTTATTACAAAAATCGAACACTGCAAAATCTCTACATTTTTATTATATCATAAAAATATTATTTTTGAATATCTGTACCAATTTGTGGTATAATAAAAGCAAGGAAATAATTTACTTTATACAAGAGTAGCTATTTCCATCAAAATTGATTTAAAGAATTATTTTTTTAAACCACTCTTATTGGCCTTTGAGTGGTTTTTTATTTTCTCATACATGAAGGCTGATATAACACCAGCCAGTATACTCAATAAAAAATTTATCACCATACTGTTACACCTCCTTCCGTTATGGAATTTGGTATTCAAATATGGAAATAACCACTCTTAGCACTTTTCAATTATTATTTTCCTTGCTACAATTATTATATCATACAATTCTTACATATTTTACCAAATATTTCAATTAAGTACACAGATTTTAATATAAAAAAGCACCTACCATAAAAGTAAGTGTTTTTCAGTATTTTTAATTTTAAGTCCATATAGTTAATCTAAAACCTGTCACAAATAAAATTACAATAGTGAAAGAAATTGAAATTTACATTCCATATAGTTAATCTAAAACTACTGGTGGATTACCTTATTTAAATCCATCTAGTACATTTACATTCCATATAGTTAATCTAAAACTTTTAGTCGTATTGATTTTAGAATTGAAGACCTAGAAAAATTTACATTCCATATAGTTAATCTAAAACCCCAAAATAAACTTGGCATTTCCAATACCTACACATACGCATCTCTCTCAAATTTGCAGTGAACCATGAGTAGTGCAATTGATAACATTTATCACACACCCTCAACGCCTTATATTGCAACTGTTAAACTTCAATTTATCACAAATATCGCTCACTGCAAAATCTCTACATTTTTATTATATCATAAAAATATTATTTTTGAATATCTGTACCAATTTGTGGTATAATAAAAGCAAGGAAATAATTTACTCCTACAAAGAGTGATTATTTTCAGTTGTTAAGTGAAAATATTATTTTTTTAAATCACCCTTATTGGCGTCTGGGTGATTTTTTATTTTGTCATAAATGTAAGCTGATATAACACCAGCTAATATGCTTAATAAAAAACCTATCATATAATTTCACCTCCTTCCTTATTTGGAATTTGGTGTTTAATATGAAAATAATCACCCTTCGCACTTTCGATTATTATCCTTGCTACAATTATTATAACATATAATTATTACATATTTTTCCATTTTTTTTATATAAACAATGAAATTCAAGTAAATAAATACCTACTTATTTATATATATTTTATAAATTAATTGCTTTATAATCAAGTTTTCAATTTTTTAATAAAAATTTTTATTTTTTATTTTATATAAACAATATTTTTTCTAATTTGTGGTATAATAAAAGCAAGAAGAACTACAATCTATTTTGCGGTAGAGTGAAGTTCATAATTAAATGAATCTATTTGAACTTATGGAACTTGATTTTAAAATCAAATTCCCAGCCACTTTTACTCTTGCCACGAGTTGAGTGGCTTTTTACTTTTAGAAATACTTTACAAATTAAGCAAAATATTAAACTAGCAATAACGCCAGCTATTACATTAAGTAAAAAGTTATTCATACTTCCCACCTCCTTTCATTAGGAAGTAGGTTTTATCCCAGTATGAACTCCACTCTATAAATTGTAGATTACATCTTCTTGCTAAAAATATTATAACATATAATTATTACATATTTTACCTATTCTATATTTATTTTTTTATTTTGTTATCTTCTTCGTCCCCTCTTTCTCTCTCTTTCAGCTTCTTTCATTGCTTCCTCTTCATCTTCTATCTTTATAAGTATTGAGGCGGCTGCTAACGCTCTCTCATTAACTTCTAAATTCATATATTCACTTGGCTTCCACTTTAATTTTTGAATACAATAATGAGTGATGCTAGCATCAAAATCGCCACCTCTGATTAGTTTTTTGCTTCTTCTACTTTATCCTCAAAAGATGTATCAAATCCATTGACTTCATTCACTTTTACTGTATAATTGACATACTCACCTGCTGTAAGCATTGTCTTTAATAACTGAGCTTCTCCCATTACTCCATAACTATTTTGGAGTTCGGCATCCTTTAAATCTGGAAATACTGTAGATGCTACACATAATTCAGCTACATAACTATTGTAGTCAATTTCACTTGTATATTGTCCAGTATGCTTACCATTGTTACCAATCACTTTTACTCTTTTAGTACACTTTCTTCTTAGTGCTTCGTCTTCTTCAGATGATAAAACTTTTAATTCCCATTCAACTGGTTTCCCTTCTTTATCTAAAAATCTGTTACTCGCTACATATTTTACATTATCAACCTTTATTGCATTTTGACTTAAAAAAGCACTTAAATTACTCATATTATTCTAATCTCCTTTTATTTTAATTTTTCATATAAAAAATACACATATATAATTTATAAATGTGTATTTTACTCCATTCCTGCCAATAAATTAAATTTTTCTACTAATTCCCAATCCTCAAAAGTGAAATCCATATCTTCATCTAAATACTCACCATCAGCATCAAATTTAGTAATTATTCCACTGTCCATATTACAATCTTTAAGTACTACTGTCTGTCTTCCTACAGCAGATGTAGGGTCTTCATTTGTAACTTGTATGTCAAAATAAATATCCTCACCAGTTTCTTTATATCTGTAAAGTAATTCTCTAAAAATAGAAGTATTATAATGAAATGTTGCACTTCCAGTATTTGTACTCCCAGTTGTTTTATTTCCCTTTGTTGTTCTTCCTAGAATTGGAACTTCACTTTTATTTTTTTCCATTTTAGCCTCTAAATCTATAGCTTGCATAAAATTATATCTTTTGCCTTCTATAGTTATAAAACATTCAGCTTTCTTTGCACTAACTGTATCTTTAGCATTTATTGTTTGAGCCATATTATCACTCTCCTCTCTAATTAACTGAAACAGTCATATAAAGCTTACTCATAGCATTTATTACCTTAACAGCATCAGATACTATGACAGTTTTCTTATCATTTCCAAGCTCTACACTAACATCATCAGTTTTAAAATCTTCTATTGCTCTTATATTCTCTAATTCTTTATGGTGTTTAACAACATCATTCCAGAAACTTATTCTTCCTGCCTTATCATTCGGAACTTTACCTAAATACTTTTCATTAAATAAAGTTGCAATATCATTAGCAATTTGGTCAAGTACTCTAACACTTTGGTTACTTGAAAAATCGTCATTTTTATCATCTGTAAATGATACAAAAGTATTTATGTCCTCTAACACATGAACTTCATCACCAACTTTATGAAATATAAATTTACCACTCTTTAGTGCTTCTTCAAGTTGTATTTGAGTGTAATTTACACCAACATCAAACTCACCATCATACTTTTTATTAGTATTAGATTTATTTATATCGCATCCTGCTATAGCTCCAGTAGCCCAATAAATCAAGCTAGATTCAACTAAATCTTTATCTTTAATCTTATTTTCTACAGACACTACACCTTCATAATCTGCATCACTTTTCTTATATAGTACTGTTTGAAACTTTGCTCCTACCTTATCTCTCATTCTCTTTGTAAATTCTACAAATAAACTTTTAATTTCTGTTGTTGTAGCCAAACACCCTAGTGCATTAAATGAATAACTTTCTATTTTATCCAAGAAAGCTTGGTACTCTGCTCCTGTCACAGCTTCGCCATTAGTTCCACCAGTAAATACAAGTCCTGCACTTGCTTCTAGTGTTGCATCCTTCTTCCAAGTGATATAGTCATTGTCTTGTAAGTCTGTAATAACCTTTGCTATTTGAGTATCTACCTTCTTATTATCTAAAAGTGTTACAACATCAAACTTAGCATTATCATCTATATTTGTTGTAACTGTTACTTTTAAGTCATTTCCTCTGATACCACTATATTTTGCTGTGGCTATAGTACAACTGGCTTTAACGCCTTTATTTAATTTATAAAAATATCCCAACCTTATATTTTTGAATAAATCTCTCAAACCTTTCAGCTTCTCATGAGTATAATCATATCCAAAATACTTCACTGAATACTTCTCAAAATCATCACTGGTTACTTGAAATACTTCTTCATCTATGCCCCAATCTAACTCTAAAGGCATTGCAACAATACCTCTATCCGATAATGAACTGGTTGCCCTCTTAGCTGAGATAAAATTTATATATGCACCAGGTAGGACCTTATTTTGTGTTACAAATGTTCCTCCACCTAAAGCCATCTAACTCACTCCTTTCATAAAATTATTTATTATTTCCTCTACCTCTGAGAAAGAATACAATTCATCTTCCTTTAAGATTGCATTTAATAAATCTTTTCTATTTACATACCTTTTAGAATTAACTATTTGCTCCTTAGTAAACTTATAATTTTCTTCTTTACTTAATGTTTTACTCAAGTTTATCACCTCTCTTTAGACCACCAAACAACTCTACTGTGTCCATCTTATCTGTATTATTGCTTTTTATAGTGAAATAGTTATAATCAACAAAGAAATGAAGAACATTATCTACAATTTCAAAGTTCATATTTGTACCTCTGACTAAATCTCCATCAATTTCTATATACTCTAATTCCTCCAGTAGCATCTCAGCTACCTCATTTATTTCAAATGATTTATCATTACTTTTGGGAAAATAATGTACATCAAAAGAGTTCTTTTTTAATGTCCTACCACTTGGATATGATACTTTGCTTGGATTTAAAGGAACAATAAAAAAACAAGGTTCATTTATACCTTGCTCCACATCTTCACTATAAATTGTATAACTCTCTCCAAATGTTTTATCTAATTTAATAGATATTCCATCAATTATATTATTAAGCATCAAATACTCCTTTAAGTAATATTAATAACTTTTTCTCTATAATCTTATCAACTTGGCTTTGTAGTTCCATCTCTGAAATTGTTAAGAAATGTTGTCCTTTAACCCAACCTTTTCCATCTTTAGTTCTATGACCATATTCAACATAACTTGCATATTCAGTCGGATTAACAACTTCTATAATATAATTATTTCCTTGTTTATACACAGGAAGCGACCTAGCATAAGCCACTCCATTCCATCCTTGTCGTAAGAATCCTGTATCAACTGGTGTTCTTCTAATTACTTTTCCTAAAAGTCTTGCTGCTAATTCTCTTGCTGCATCCTTGCAAAACTTATCTAAATCAATCTTTGTAAGCTCCTCCATCTTTTTACAAACTCTTTTAAACTCTCTAAAATCAACACTGCCCCATCTAGCCATTATGCTTTATCCTTAAATAACTCAAGTATTATTTCTTGATGGTTTGAATATATAGCTGATTCTCCACTTCTTACATACTCTTTATCATTTATAATAAGTTTTGAACCTGCTTTAATTTCTATATCTGGAGATATAAAGAGTTTAATAGTTTGCTCTAGCTTAGCTAATTTTCCTTCTGTAGCAGAAACTATATTTTTATATGAAAGTTTACATGGTTGATTTTCTAATACAATCACTTCTTTATTGTTAGTTCGTTTTGTTACAGGGTCTTTAATTGGCTGATACTCAACTATAGTACATTTATCTCTATATAACATTTCTATTGCTTTTCTAGTTTTACTTACCATCTTAAGCACCTAAAGGTTAATATATTATTCTTACCATAAGTAGTAAGATAAGCTATTAAGCTATCAAAGCGTTGTTCTGGTGTTTGAGAACCACTTCCTATAGCAAAATCTACCTTTGTATCACCTTCTGATATAGACTTTTCTACAGCTTCAAAGTTAATGCTTTCTATATCTAATTGACCCATATTTTTCTTGGTAAATAAGAACTCTCCAACTATCATATCAACTTCAATTTCTTTCAATTCAATTGGCATAGTTTTTATATTACAATCTAGTTTAATAATATTTTCTATTTTTTCTCTTACAAAACCTATTAACCACTTATCTCCATCTTTTAATATATATCCAAAACTTTCAAGTCTTTTTTCTATTTCATCAATTATATTATTTTCCATAATTTTCACCTACTTTTTAGTAAGTTTATTTTTCTCTTTAAGCTGCTTATTTTCTTCTTCTAAAGACTCAACTTTTGACCTTAAAATATTATTTTCAGCTATTAAATCTTTTACACTTAATGACTTGCCATACTTTACTGCCTTACCAGTTTCATCTATCAAATCATATCCCATCTCTAAGAAATCATCTATTTTACACTCTTCTATGGTTAATATTCTATTTAATTTCCTTACTTGTGCCATTATGCTCCAGCTCCTTCAACAACAAATTGTATTGCATCAGCTTTTTTATTTAATATAAATACATCCTCAAAACTTTCTTCAAAGTAGAAGTATTTTCCCTCTGTAACTGCTGTTGGTTCGTCTAACTTAGAGAACTGATAAGAAACAGGTGTAATTATTGCACTTGGGTGAACTAAGGACATAAATATTTGTTTAGCTCCTGCTCCTACTTTCCATCCAGTTGTAAAATCATATGCAGTTTTCATTAGATTAGATGGTACTTTAATTATTTTAACTGTGTCAATATCTGTGGTTTGTCTATTTAAAGAAGTTCCACCATCTTTTATGTTTACTGTTCTTTGTATCTCTTTTGCATTTTTGATAAGTGTATTTACTACTGGCGTAACATACAATATTCTTCCATTTTCAGGTACTCTAGCTTCTGTCATTTTTTCCATTAATTTATCAAATACTTCTAATACGTTTGTTGTTGTAAGAACAGTTGTATCTGCTGTGTTACCTAATGCGGTCCAATCAGCATATATTTTAGATATACAGTAAGCATCCATCTCTGGAAACTTTTGTTCCTCATTATATACTTTTGTTATATTGCCTATTGAAGCCACATAATTAGTTTGGTTTATATCTGCTGGATGAACCAATGTTGACCATTTCCTTTGATTAGTTAATACCTTAGGTTCCCAAGCATTATCATAGTTTCTTTGAGCTACTGCTATTGTATCTCTGTTTGAATCTACTCTTCCAGTTGTAGATATAGTTGGTATTTCTATTGTTTTAGAACCAGTCCATCTATATCTTCCATTATTTGGTGTTGCATACAAATCCCCGAAGTTTAAAGTATAAGGATATGCTTGTGCTAAGACATTTGAATATTCTTTTGCATAATTTAGTGCTGACATTTTATTTCCTCCTATTTATTATTATTTTCATGAGGTCTTACCCCAGTAAAATTAAAACCAAAATCATTTATCTTAGGCTCTTGCCCTGGTGTTATAGTATCTATTTTAGGCTCTTCACCTTCTAGTGTTGCATTAAACAAATAATCTTTATCCTGTTTCAAAGGGTTTATTTGCTCTTCAAAAGCTTTTTGTCTATCTTTACTATTTCTTAGTGCTTCTATATCTAAATGAGCTTTTAACGCTATTTCATCCCTACATTTAATAGACTTAAAAGCATCATTTAACCAGTAATTAAAATCTTTTTCTTCAATTTCTTTTTTGTAGGTTTCTTCCAAAGTTTTCTTATCAGTTTCATAAGTTGTTTTTAGATTCTCTACATCTTCTTTTGTCATACCTCCTTCAAACTTTTTAATAGTTTCATTAGCTGTATTAAGCTGTGTTTCAAGATTTGTATAATCTTCTTGAGTAATTGTAGTCTCTTTTATTTTCTTTTCTATAGATTTTTGAAGAGAAGCTACATCAATTTTGTTATCCTCTACTTTTATTCCTTCTAGCAATTCTTTTAACCAATCCATTTTAAATTTCTCCTTTCATTTTTTACAAAATAAAAGCATCTACTTATTTTTAAGTACATGCTTAGTCATTCCTTATTTATATTTTCGATAGATTCTATTTCATTTTCATAAACTTCAATTCCATAACCATCCCTAGCTATTGATATACTTGCTATTTCTGGTTCATTATCTAAAGCTTGTGTATATCCATCACACTTTCCTCTTATTATTTGCTTATCTACACAAGTTATTTGAACATTTTTCCCTACATATTCCCATAATTTCATTTTATTTTTCCTCCTTATAAAGCTGGTACTATATGTGTTCCAGTTTTGGAATAATGTATCTTAAACTTATTTGTAAGAGTTTTTTCACCCGTAATATTATTAACATTGACCCCTATATTCTTATCAACTTCTATAAGTTCTTTTTTATCCCATTCTCCACTTCGATTAAATTTTATGATTCCATTGCCAGCATGCTTATTCACAAGTTCTTGAGCTTCTTCTTTTGTTATAGTTAAATAGCTTCTTCCTTCTATATAATTATTATGCTCTTTTAAATGTTTTCCTTGTTTCCCATCATGAATATTTAAATTATATTTACCATTTTTAATATCTTCTTTTATGCTATCTATTATAGCACTATTTTTTATTTCTAAGATACTATTATGTTTAACATACTTCTCATACCACTCATTATACTTCATACTAGATGGTACATAATATGTTTTTCCATCTTCTCCTCTTGCTGCTCTATAGCCTTCTTCATCACTAAAAAAAGGAGCTGTTGTTGTCCTACAACGACAATGAAATGGTGGAGCTGTTATTCCAACTTGATAATCTTTCCTATCAAATACTTTTCCATCTAACTCTCTGCATATATTTGAAGTTCTTAAATCTAATGTGGCAATAATCTCATATTTCTCTACATCTAAATCACTAAAACAATCTTTTCTACTTGCTGATGCAAAGAAAGCTGATTCAGTCATTATTAAATTCTTAGCTTGTGATTTAGATACATTAAGCCTCTTAGAAAAGTCATTTACTAGGTTCTTTGGATTTTCACCTCTAATAATTGATTGAGTTAGCTTAGTATGTAATGCATTTACTAAAGCAAGTCTATGCTTACCCCAAATTCTTTCACTAAAGTTTAATCCATCTGTTGCCCATGGTTTAGAGATAATTTTATTTATTCTATTAGTATCAAGACTCATTAAACTCCAACCAACGTTTACTCCTTGTTGAACATTAAAAGCTGTATGATAATATCCACTTGTATAAATATCTCTCATTAGTTTATCAATACCATCAAGTTCATTTCCATATAAAACTTCTACTTGTTGCTGTATTTGTAACTTTAAAGCTTCAAGTCTTGTTATATGAACTCTTGCACTAGCATTTTCTAACTCTTTCATCCACTTTTGATTTATAGCATTTTCTTTACCATATTTAATATATTCTTCAACGCTCCATTTAAACTCTTCTAGTTCTCTTGTATTTAGTAGTTTCTTAGCTTCTAATAAAGATATTCCTTCATTTTTGGCAAATCTGTTGTACCATGCTAATACATCTTTTTCTATACTATTTATAGCTAGTTTATATTGCTTTTCTAATTCAAGATAATATTTTACACTTTTGTTATTTTGAGCTTCTTCTAATTGTTCAAATCTCTTTCTCCAATAATCTTTATGTTTCATCTATAACACCATCTTGATTATTAGGAATTAAATCATCATACTCTTTTTGAGTATCTTCCTGTTTTTTAAGTCTCTCAAGTTCGTCATTTACATCCTCGACCCAAGGATGGTTAGAAACAATAGTTTCATCTGATACAATTCCAGTTGATTTAGCTGCCATATCTATCTTTTCAGCTTCATTTATTATCATAGAGTGATTAAAAGTAATTTGAACTGTTTTATAATCATAGCTCTTACTACCACTTATCTTTAAATACTCACACACAAACCATAAAAGCTCTCTAATTGCTTTTTTAAACTTCTTTTCAGTCTTAGAACATTTTAAGTCAAGTAGTGAATATAAAAATTTAAGTGCTACACCCGATTTGTCACCTGTGTTTTGAGATTCTGGATTAACTCCTTGACCAAAGATAATTATATTCTTTTCCAATCTATCAAGAAGCTCCTTTTTAGCTTCAACTGGTATATTTATCTCTAGTTTATCAACTCCACCTCCACCATCTACTTTAATTGATTTATAGTATCTTATATTATCTATAAACTCTTGTAGACTTGTTCCTGGATATTCTTTTAATACATAAATAACCTCTTGTATTTCATCTAAGTTATCTGCTAGTGTAGAAATATTATTGTCATATATATCTATTAATGATTTATAGAAAGTTAAATCTGAGACACACTTTTCATTATTTTTAAAAGGTATAAATGGAACTTTACCCCATCCCTGTTCTTTGTTATTTATTCTAAAATGACCTTCTTGTATATCAGTCATTTTTCCATATTCATCATATAAAAATTCTTGAATAAAACTATTACCTCTTTCAATAAAGTAAGTTACGTCATTTTCTGTGTAGTACTCAACTCTTTTTATTTTATTTCCATCTATATCTTCAATATAATAAAACCTAATAAATGAAACTAATTCCCTCTGTCTTTTACTATCCCAAATAGGAATTGCTTCTTCAGCTGGAATTATTACATATTTAAACTCACCTTTTCTATTAATATATGGATGTAACCATTCAACCCCTTTATTACTAGCATTGAGATATAGTTCTGTTATTGTATCGTCAAACTCTTCTCCTAGTAAGTCATTTAAAAGCTTAGTGAGATTATCATCATCTGCATTAAATACTATGGGATTTCCGACACTATAGCCTACCTTTTGGTCAACTAAAAGCTTATGGTAGTTGTTAATTGCTTTATTATTAACTTTAGTAAAATCATCAACCTTAGCTCCATCTAAGAGATAATATCTTCTCTTATTGTTTATATCTGCATTGCCATAATAGTATTCTTCACCTTGTTTATATTTCTCTGGTCTATGTTTTAAAATATAATGCTCTATAACTTTTACTAGGTTAAAGGTGCTATCTTTTTTTAACTGAACTTTTATTAAATCTGTTTCACTTATATAAATATTTAACACCTCCTTTACTTTAAGAAGCTTATTCCATTATTTTTAAGCTTATTATCTATAGAATATCTAAGCGCAGCCATTGCATCATCCATAAACTCAACTGGTTCATCAAGATATAATCCAGTTCTTTCATCTTGTTTCCATTTCCATTGTTGTATTTCTTTTATGGTATTAGTGCAACTAGGATGTACATGTATTCTTAATTGTTTCAAATAATCTATTTGAGCTTTAACACTTCCTGGTCCTTTTTTAACTCCTTTAGCTTTATATCCTGCACTCTTCCACATCTTAATTCTATCTGGTTCAGCACTATCACAGTACATAAATAGAGTCTTTTCTAAACCTATACTATTTGCAATCTTTATGATTTCTGAGGTATCCATTTCATGTACATATATTTCGTTACATATATATAACTCTCCATCCTTAAAGCCAATTCTAAGTACTACATTTGCATGGTTAAATCCAAAGTCTTGTGATAACCTCATATTGTCAAAATACTCAAATTCTGTAGGAAATTCATGTATAACATAATTTTTAAGTATTGCTCCACCAGTTTCTCCCCATTCTCCAAGACCATAGACTTTGTACCCTTCTGGGTCTTGCTCTTTTCTCATTTGCATTCTTCTGTAGTAAGCCTCATCTATGAATCTATTTTGTAGATAAGTACTATGATGAGTAAATATATCATCATTTTTATAGTCAAAATACTTTCTTTTTATCCAATGAGTAGATGAGACTGGATTAAATGTAAATGTCATTTGATAGTATAGGTTAGGATTAGTTAAAATACCTCTTAAACGGTCATCTAGTATGTCTATGTCACTTTCCATAAGTTCTGTAGCTTCTTCACACCAAACCCATGTTAATTTTCCTTTCGAGAAGTTAATTGATTTTAATTTTTCTCTTTGTTTTGCATCATTAACTCCTCTGAAAATTATAGAGTTACCAGTAACTTTACTCTTAATTTCTAAAGGATTTAAAGTAGTTTTCCAATACTTATCAGCTTGTTTACCATAAATACGATTTATAGCTCCTGTAAGCTCTGCATACGTTGAATACTTATGTGTAGCTTCTGACTTTCTAACTACTAATAGATTAGCTCCTTGATACTTCTTATCTCCTAACTTTAGTATATAGTCTTGTGCTACATTAACAGATTTTCCACTCCCTGCTGAACCTTTCATTGCTCTGTATCTTTTTTTAGTAAAATTAGCTTCCTTGAAATCTGGATTAAAATTTACTCTAACTATCATTTCTATCACCATAATCTACACTTATTTTCAACTCATCATCTCCAATATCATCTTTACTTAGGTTATCAACTTCACATTTCAACTTCTCAACTCTTGTTTTCTGCTCCTCTGTAGCCAAATTCCAATCCTTATGAATCATTTCATCATACTGTTTAATTAAACTTCTAAGTTCACTCATAGCTCTACTCTGTGCATTAAGAAAAGATGCTTGCCTATCCCATGCAAATTGAAATTCATACTCTATCTTCTCACCATTTTCTGTGCTTTCATATTTCTTTAATTCTTTAACCATTTCTTCCTTGCCTTTAACATACATTATCTTCTGTGCTCTTATTATTGCTGCGTATTGAATTGTTATCTGTTCCCAAAGAATATCAAATTTATCTTTTATAGATATTTCTTGTATCAATTCCCTAGTTTCTTCGGGTAGATATTTTGAGAAGAAACCAAACTTTTCAGCGTTCTTATTCTCTTTTGGAGCACCATGACCAACTGAATTTTTATTAGAAAAGGGTGCACCTCTTTTATTTATAGGTGCACCCTTCTTTTTTTCACTAGCCCAGTTGTATCTTTTTATCCATGACTTTAAAGTGTTTAAGCTAATGTCATACTTTGATGATATTTCCTTTTGTTTCATTCCTTTTAAGTAATCTTGTTTTACCTTTTCTTTGACATCTTGCACATCACCACCTCTTTATTTGTTTGTTTTGGGAATAAAAAAAACAATCCTATTTAATAGGATTGTTTCAAATCTAGTCTCCTCTATCCTTCCAGGATAAATGAAACATACTTATTATTAATGTAGTTAGAGATAAAATTATATGAACTGTAAAAAATATTAAAACATAGAAAATTATATTAGAATAATATCGAGTAAGCATTATTGTATTGATAAAACATATTACAACAACCAAAATCTCCATTATTACAGTATAATATGCTTTTAACTGTATGAATTGAAAGTATGATATATTAAATCCATTTACCTTTCTTTCTGTTTTTATATCTTTTGCTTCTGATATTGATTTGTTATATGTAGTAAACAATAATGTAATAATGCAAACTCCAAAAGCTACTAATAGTCCTGACAAAGTTAGTACATCTTTGTTTAAAGAAATTACAACTTCTTTATTAATTGACGAATTAAAAAACATGTATGAAATAATACATATTAATACTGGTGTTAAAACTAACTCTACTACTTCTTTAGAATTTATAGCCTTGTAATAATTGAGTAAGATATTTAATACCTTTTTATACATTTTAACACCTCCTTCGCAATCTATGCTTCACTCATAGCAACTTCTTGATACATTAAATTAAAAAAAACTGAATTATTCTCAATTAAATCATCTATCAAATTATTCATCTTATCAAAAATGTCTTCACTATCTATATGATTATCTATATCAAGAGAAACCTCTATTTCTCTACACAACTTTATACCCTCAGTATCCAACTTTAATTTTCTCTTGTTTTTCTCTCCCTCAATTATTATCCTATTTATTTTTTTATTTCTAAATTCCTCTCCTTTAATATATTTTTCGCAACATCTTTTAACTTCACTAGGTAAATATCTAGTTCTAAATGTGGGCTTATATATCAAATCGTTATGTCGTCTTGAATTATTTAAATTAGAAAACAAATTATCTTCATCAGTTCCAAACTTCTCTCTATCAACATTTAAAGTTATTTTTGAAACACCATCTAAATCTAATATTTGTTCTATAAAATCTTTACTTGCTATTTGTGTAATATTAATTGATGTTTTTGACATATTATTATCAAATTTATTATTTTCAATCATATCCTCATAATATAGATGTAAGTTTTTACTTAGTTCAATCATGGGAACCCCCACAAAAACTCTTTCAAATAATACTACTGCTATATTATTTTCCTTCATAAATTTAATAAATAGGTGCTGCTTATTGCTATCTCCTTGATCCATTTTTTTATTACCCTCTACTTCTTTAGTATGAGCATTTATAATATTTGTATTCTGATTGTATTTAGTATATTCAAGTTTCACCTTGATTATTAAATCATCCTCGCTACATTTTACTTCTGTAATCCAAAACTTTTTATCTTTAGTAATATTAATTCCATTTTTGTTTTCTTTACAATATTCTTTATCCTTAAAGAAGGTCTTTATTACCTCTTTTAAAATTTCTTCATCTGAATAGACACTCCCATTAATTTTATTTATAATATCTATTCTATAAACATCAATATATCTTTTTTTAAAATTACTCATTATACCATTATTCCTTTCACAAATATTTATAATGATATAATTCTATATAATCAGTCAATATCCTTCAATAATCATTCGACAACCACAAAATAAGTCTAAATAATACTTTTACCTTATTCCTGTCTATAATGTACAAATATATTTCATTTTTAATTCATTACATAAAAAAAAGACCCTCTATTAATACAGTCATTTAAATCATTTCTATTAATTCTTTAATCTTTTATATACCTCTTTATAATTCATACTTTTATCTATCAACCTAGGTGATTTCATAGATATAACTCTTTCAAGTACTTGTATTAATAAACAAACTCTTGTATTTCATCTGTAAAATCTTTTCTGACCTTTTTACCTTCTGTTCTTATATCCAGCCATTCTTGATCTTTTTCTGTGGCAATATAGTAACCATGTATTCTAATTTGTTTAAGTGCTTTTGTAACCCACTTCGTAAATAGTTTTGCTTCTGCTTTATTACTTCTAAATGACATATTGTACACAGCTTCCTCTGTAACAAAAGTAGTACCAAAGTTAGGCAATTTGTCTTTAAAGTTTCTAGTGTAGGAATCTCCGACAGTAGACTCATTAATTTCTTTTTATATTCTCTATCTATATTTCTTAATGTATCACGAATATTTACTATGCCTAGTTCCTCTCCTACGTCATTTGCATTAAATCAAACTTCTTCTCCATTTTTTGACCATATCATCCTTACATTTTTCTCTTGTAAAATTTTCAACATACTACTACCTCCTAAATTAGTTATTAATAAAGAATATTCAATTTGAACACCCTTATTTTCGACCCTTCAATATGAGGGATTAAAATTGTATAAAAAAAGACCTAGAAATCACTCTAAGTCATGAATTACTCATTTATCATTCTCCTTATTTACAAAATAAAAAAGACTAAGTTGGGGTAACTTAGCCTTTTTCAAGGGGGAATATATTATACACTTGTTTCATACTACCATTATAACAGGGTTAAAATATCATTAAAATATCATCTTTTTATCATATATTTATCAAACAGTTAATTTCAAGCCATCTATACCGAATAAATACACTCCCAGTTCCTTTATCATTTCATTAATCCAACGTCTTGATGTAACTACTCCACAATTTAATATCTCTGCTATTTCTTCATATGTTTTTTCATCACAATAGTAAAGCTCTAAAGCTCTATACTTTTCATAAGAATGTAAACGCTCTTGTCTTAATTTCAAAGTTTTCATTGCTGAATCTATATGTGCTATCATAATAATAGTTCTTGCTTTACTTTTCTTTATACTTAAAATATACAACTCTTCATTATCAAGCTTACCTAAATCATCCTCTAAGTAATCTACATCTTTAGCTTCACTTACCGCTGAGTCTATATGTCTCTTAAAATCATTATAATGCTTCATCAATAATCTAGTATTATATAAAACGCCTTTTTTCCTATCTTCTCTTTCTTCTTTTCTTAACTCTCTTACAATTTCTTTTATACTTTCTTTATCCACTTAAATCACTCCTTCTTGCTCTCTTCGAACAACTTCTACTGCAATACTTAACTTTAGATTTATCCAACTTATAAAATCTTCTACCACACCAAGCACATCTTACTATTTTACCTGGGCTTATAAGTTCCATCTTTTCTTTTTACTTTCATACCTTCACTCCCTATATTCTTTTAATTTTGCTTTGACTGCTTCAAGTAATGCACTTTGTCCTTTATCTTTATTCTTTAGAGCCTCCATTACTTGTTCATCTATTGTACCTTTACAGATTAGATGATGGATAATAACAGTTTCCCTTTGCCCCTGTCTATAAAGCCTTGCATTGGCTTGTTGATACAGTTCTAAGCTCCAAGTTAATCCAAACCAAACAATTATACTTCCACCTGATTGTAAATTAAGTCCATGTCCTGTACTTGCTGGATGACAAAGTAATAATTGTATTCTTCCATTATTCCAATCATATATATCTTTTGAGTTTTCTATTGTTCTTGGTTTCAAACTCTTAAACTCTTTCATTAAACGATTATAATCATGTTTATAGTTATAAAAAACTATAATAGGCTTACCATTTGAAACATCTATAATTTCTTTTAAAGCTTCTAATTTTTCTCTATGGAGTTCCTTTACATTTTTATCATTATCATAAATTGCTCCATTAGCTAATTGTAAAAGTTTATTTGCTGCTACAGCTGCTGATGAAGCTGTTATTATATCTTTTTCTAATTCTAATATCTTCTCTTTTTCTAATTCTTTGTAATATTTAAGTATTTTACTATCAAGGTGTATTTCAATTTTATTATCTATTTTTCTAGGCATATTCAAATAATCTTCTGCTTTTAAGCTTATACAAATATCTTTTATTTTATTATGTATTGCATTTTCTGCTCCATCTTTAGGCTGCCAATTATATATAGCTCCTGTTTGATAATTTTTTTGTCCTGGCTCAAAGTATCGTTCTTTATATCCTGTAATAGTTTTACCTAGTCTTTCACCTCTATCAAGTAAGTACATCTGTGCCCATAAGTCTATTAAACTATTTGGTGTTGGTGTACCAGTAAGCCCAACTACTCTTTTAGTTAAAGGCAATACTTTCTTTAAACTTTTAAATCGTTGTGCTTTATTTGATTTAAAAGAACTAAGTTCATCTATCACAACCATATCAAATGGCCATTTTCTTTTATAAAAATCCACTATCCAGGGTACCATTTCTCTATTTATTATATAAATATCTGAGTCTGTACTTAAAGCTCTCACTCTATCTAATTTACTACCAAGAACTTTAGATACTTTTAGATGCTTTAGATGCTCCCATTTTTTTACTTCACTACTCCAGGTATCTCTTGCAACTCTTAAAGGTGCTATAACTAAAACTTTTGATATATCAAAGTAATCATACATTAATTCACTTATAGCTGTTAGAGCACAGACTGTTTTACCTAATCCCATATCTAATAGTAAACCTATATTATTATTATCTATAGTTTTTCTAATTGTGTATTCTTGGTATGGATGTGGTTTAAATTCCATCCCTTAACCTCCTTGATAAAATCATCTATCTCTTTTAATGTGCTTACACACTTAACTTTAAATCCTAATTCTCTTAATTCTCGCATTTTATATTGTTGAAGCTTCCTTGGTTTTTTACCTGGTGCTTTAAGTTCTACAAATATAACATGTCCTTCTGGTAGTAAGACAATCCTATCTGGCACACCTGCCTCCCCTGGTGAAATAAATTTCATAGCCTTTCCACCTAACAACTCAATCTCTTTTTTAAGTCTTTTTTCTATTTTTGATTCTAACAAAATATCACTTCCTTAAAATTTAAGTGTCAACAATGTCAACAGATTTTCTATATATATGTATATATACATATTAGGCATACATATGTATATACGTATATGCCTAATATTACTTATACTACTTTATACTTAATTTTTGTTGACATTGTTGACATTAATACCTCAAACATTGTAATTACTGCATCTTAGGTGTCAACATAAGCGTCAACAAAGCCATTTTTTTTGTTGACATTGTTGACACTTTTAAAATTTTCAAATTTACTCTGTTTTTAATTCTGTTGACACTAACTTTTACGTACATAAGCTCTCTGCCTACCATATATTTTCCCAAACCTTAAATTTCCATTATATGATATCCAATCATCTAATCCTTTTAATATATCATTAATTTCTCTTGATAAGATAGGCGTGAGTTGTTTAGGTTCTCCATTAAATAGCTCAACCCATATCTCCATAACACACGTTTTTTCTCTTAATATTGTCCCTTCTTTTAAATCACCAAAATCTGAACCATGAATATATTCTCTCTTTTCTGAAATACTTAAATCATACCAATTCTTAGTAATAGGTTTATTTAGATACTCTTCGATAATTCCAGATTTAGCATTTTCTTCTGAGTGAGTTCTTTGTTGTCTTTCAGCTTCTTTTTTCTCCTCATCTGATAGATATAGCTGTTCATTGGCTTTATATAATTCTACTGCTTCTGCCCAAATTTGATTTCTTTCATTATCAAGTTGGCCATTAAATATACTCTTGTTAATCTTCTTTACTCCTGCATCTATTGGCCAAAACCTTCTATTCCCAGTCTTATCTCTTAAAAATTCTTTATCATTAGTTGTTCCTATAACTACACATTGACGTAAAAATCTTGAGGTTCTCTTCCCATATGCGACCCTATATATATCCTCTGATTTGCTTAGAAAATGCTTAACTGCCTCAATATCTGCTTTTTTAGTAGCCATCATTTCACCCATTTCCAGCAACCATACTCCTTGTAATTGTTCATACGCTTCTTTACCTTGTACAGTAGTTAAACTATCAGAATACCAGTCTCCACCAAGTTTTTTAATAAAAGTACTTTTTCCCATTCCTTGAGGACCAGATAAAACCATCATATTATCAAACTTTATTCCTGGATTAAATACTCTTGCTACTGCTGCTACTAAAACTTTTCTTATTATAGTCCTTGTATAGTGGTTATCTTCTGCACCTAAATAGTCAATTAAAAGTGTATCCACTCTCTTAATGCCATCCCACTTTAAAGAATTTAAATAATCTTTTATAGGATGAAAAGTATTATTTTCAAAAGCAATTATTAGAGCATCATTTACTTTTGATGGTGATGAGATATTGTAAATTGTTTCTATATGATGTCTAAGCCCAGAATCATCACTATCATTCCAATCATTTAATTTATCATCTTTTCTCCAAGGTAACTTACCTAAAACGACAGCTCTATTTGAAAATTCATTATAAGCTATTTTTCCTTTCAAATATGGGTCATTTTCTATAAACATTAAGATATTGTTTGTTGTTTTCTTATAACTTCCCTTATTGTCATAATCTAACCTAGTTAACCATTCATCATCTTCAAAATCTATATCACCAAAATCATCCTTAGCTTTATCAAGGTTTTCTCTTCCTATAGTCTTTCGTACTTTAGTGTCACTGCTTGCAAATTCGCTCATTCGAGTAAATGAAGGTAATCTATTTACAGGCGTTTCGGGTTTAGCATCTTCATCAAGTTCACCAAATTTATGTATCCTAACTAAATCAAAAGCATTGCATAAAATTCCGCTTGCTGGGTCTGTACCATGATGACTATATGAAAACTTGTCATCATAAATAACTACTCCACCACTTGTACTACCTTCTGAATATGTATACCTGGTTTCATCAATACCAGGAATATATACTTCATTTAAGAAAGTTTCTATAGTTTCTTTTATACTATAGGACCTGCAAAATGCACCTATAATCCCATCCTTTTCAAGAGGGTCTTGTTGCTTTTTTAATTGTGTATTAAACTTTTGCCTTTCCCTTGAACTTTCTGGCCAATAGCTTACATCTGTCCAGTCTAAATATAAATCTAGTATTTCATTTGGGTTTAAAAACTCTCCATCTTGAAATTTAAATATATAGTCTCCATCAATTGAAGTACTTGGAAAATACATAAGTCTATGAGGTTGATATGTAGTATCATCAAACATATCTATTCCTATAGTATCTGCTATCATCCTGGAAATTGCTTGATATTCTTCTGGTAGTACTGGTCTAGTTAAAGGTATTACAAGTCTATATCTGGGATTATTCTCAGTATGTGAGTGCGTAGAATACATAAGACAAGCATAATCATTTAATAATGTTATATCCTCCCATATATCTTTATTCGCATAATCTATATCTAAAGTTATAATACTTCTATTTGCAATATTCTCTGCTTTTCGTCTTCCATTTTTTAAGCTTCCACCTACAAATCCACCAACATCTTTAACTCTATCTTTTTCAGTCTTTGACATCTTCCTATATTCTGTATATGTTTCTTGAGTTCTTAATGTTTTACTTAATCTATTTACAAGTTCGGACCATAAAATACTTTTATTTTTCCAATGTGTTTCTAATTTATTTTTTCCTATGGCCAGCATGAGTTGGCCATCATGTCTTACATTTATGTGTTCAATTTCACTGGCCTTTATATCCATAAATCAATCACCTAGTCTTTCTTATAATAATCACATTCATATCCATCTGCTTTAAGAGGAAGACCTTTAGCCCAAGATATTTCTTTTCCCATAATACTGTTAACTTCTTCTAAAGAACCTCCTTTTTTATCTACATCAATTACAAGCTCATCATGTACATGCATTACAATGCTATAACCTGCATCTGTCACATTAAACATAGCCTCTCTTAAGCAATCTCTAGCTGTAGCTTGAACAATATTCTCAACTAACTTAGGTCCATAAGTATCTATTCTTTTCCATTGTTTACTTGTCTGTTCCATACCTTCATATGTTATCTTATCCCCACTAAATGTAGTATGTGGCTCTATCTTAGGCCTTAGATACGATAATCTTCTACTACTTGGTAGTTCTATAAATAAAACGCCTGGATTATAAATAAATTTAATCCCATGTTGAATTTCTACTATAGTCCTATCTTTTATAGCTTTTTTAGCTGCCTTATCTACATCCCACCAAAACTTAGTTATATTTGGATTAGCATTTCTCCATGCAGTAACAATAGGTTGAAGCTCTTCTTCTTTAAGCCCCATTTTAATAGCCCCCATAGAAATTAAGGCCCCTACACTTCCGCCATATCCATTCGATAATTCTGCTAGCTTTCCTTTTTGTCTAAGTTCAGAACCTTTTTTAATATTTTCGATTGGAATTTTAAACATCTGACTGGCACTAGCTTCATATATTTTTCCATGAGAATTAAACACATCCAGTCTCCACTTCTCACCTGCAAGCCAAGCTATAACTCTAGCTTCTATTGCACTAAAATCTGACACTATAAATCTATGACCTTCACTTGGTATAAAAGCTGTCCTTATCAATTGACTTAAGACATCTGGTACACTATCATATAAAAGCTCTATTAAATCAAAATCTCCTTCTTTTAATAGGTTTCTAGCTAGGTCTAAATCCTCTATATGATTTTGTGGTAAATTCTGTACTTGTACTAATCTTCCTGCCCATCTACCAGTCCTATTAGCCCCATAAAACTGTAGTAGACCTCTTACTCTATTGTCATTACCTTTAGCTAATTTCATAGCCTCATATTTCTTTATAGAAGTTTTGGACATTAATTTTCTAAGTTCTAAAATTCTAACTACATTTTCATCATCAACTTGTTTTAATATTTCTGGAATACTTTCTTTTGTTAGGCTTGTAATCTCAAAGCCAACTTTATCACTTAACCATTTTTTTAATTGAGCTGGACTATTTGGATTATTTAGACCAGTTATTTTAATTGCTTCTTTTGTAAGTTTTTCAGTATATCTTTTATCACATTCTATTGCATTCTCTATTAACTCTGTATCCACTTTAATACCAGTATCATTAATTCTCTGGTCTAAATACCATAATTTAATTTCTCTTTCGGTAGTCTTATACTTACTAAGTTTGTTTCTTATTTCTCTTTCAACTACAACATCTTGTTTACAATATTCTTTAAATTTATTCCATTTTTCCATATCATGTATTGGTAAATTTCTAGTTCTTCCCTTGTTAACTTTTGTAGCCTTACAAGGTTTACAGAAATATTGTATTAATGCTTTACCTTCTTTCATTTTCTGTTTATCTTCATTAAACTTTAAAGCCTTAGACACACTATCTAAACTTCCTGGAAGTCCTAGTGTTAACGCCTTTATCATTGTACATGACCACTCATTTGGTTTTAAATTAATATTTAAAAATTTACTTATTGCTGTTCTTTCAAAATTAGCATTAAATGCTGATTTTATAACTTTATTATCATTTAAAGCTTCTATTACTTCTTTTGGTAACTCTTCATCATTTACTAAATCAATAACTTTTACCTCTTCATTATCAAAAGCATAGGCAAATAACAGTATCTCAAAATTAGCAGAGTCTACATATCTGTAGACTCCAACTTTTTTTATATCTAAATCACTATATGTTTCTATATCAATTGATAAGGTCCTCATTAACTTAAGAAGTCCTCTTCTTCATCTTCATATTCAAAGTCATCTGAGAAATCTGCTTCTGCACTAGCTCTAGCTCCTCCAAGTACTTCTCCATCTGCTAACTTTTGAACATTTTGTAAGCCACAACCTATTCCTTTATTTCCTGCACTATTATATGGGAAAAAGTTTATACTAACTCTTCCATAACAACCACTATATACCTCTGTATTATCTAATATTTCATTTAAGTCTTTATCAACTATTCCTGGCTTTTGAGTACTATTTGCATTTAAAAAATACATTCCTACATATTCCTCTGCTTCGTCAGCTCTTTCTGCGTCTCCATCACGAATAGGTGTTTTTAAATTACCTGGTAATTTTCCACCCCATTTAGAAGTTTTACCTTGTTCTTTAGCTGCATCAATAGCCTTCTTTATTCTTCCTAAAGTCACCTTATCTGATTTTGGTATTAAAATACAAACTGAATACTTGGGCTCTGCACCTTCTACCATTGCTCTGCTTTTAAAGATATTGCAATAACTTAATCTTACCTTTCCTGTTACTACCTTTGTTGATTGTACTGAATTACTCATAATTTTCTTCCTCCTAATATTTTTATATTTGGTATATTGATTTTATATTTGAAGTTATTTCTCCAAATTTATCTAAATCTCTAACTTGCTTACTAAACAATTTAATTCTTCCACAAATAACTGTTGAAGAAACATTTAATAACTCTCCTATATCAGATATCTTTTTATCTTGTAAAATCCAATCTACTATTTTATCAATATCTTTTAAATATGACTTTCTTGCAATTTTTCTTATATAATCAACATCATAGTTAAATTGAATTTCATAAAATCCATGTATATCTTTTAATGGTCTTTTACTATCTTCAAATACACTTACATCTAAACCTTCTATAGAGTTTCTATAATATTTTTCGCCATAACGCAAAGCTTTAAACATTTCTATTCTTATGTAAGAAACAGCCACTGTAGAAAACTTGCCTCTGTTACTATCATAATTTAATGCTGCTTTATATAACCCAATACATCCTTCTTGATAAAACTCTTCATATAAGTATGGATGTTGCTCTACATAAGACTTAAAAAATCTATTTATACTAAAATGTACAAGATTCAAATTATTTTCAACTAGTTTAGTTATTTCTTGATTACTCATAAAATTATATCCCCTTTTAAATTTTTTATAGCTACTAGGAATTAAATATTTTTAAATATCCTTTGCTCTTACTGATACAAAGCATACTGGACTAACTTTTATATGTTCTGGTATATACACTCTATCAAGATGATTGTCATTTACTTCGAGGAAAGTTGACATCACTTTATCCTTTATTAAACTTTCTCTTTTAAAATCCATCACTGTAACTTTTGCATTTTCTTCAGTTGAGTTATATTCTGTAATATTTAGTCTCTTTAACATATCTAGTAAATTATCTTTTTCATAATCTAAATCTTTTTCGATACTCTTTTTTCTCTCCTTTAAATCTAAAATTATACTTATGCTTTCATCTAATTTATCTTTTATACCTGCATCTAATGGCATGTAATATCCCCCATTTATATTTCAAAATCTTTTTTCGCTGAATCTATACTATTAATTTCTGACCTTTTATCACTTTCTACTACTAAAGTAGCTTTTCCAACTGGTTTTATAATTAAATCACTTAGTAGTTTAGCAAAACTCTTTTTACCTATAGCTTTCTCCATATCACTAATTCCTTTTAAGGTCCTTGGCTTATAAATTTTTTCTTCATCATAATCTGAATTTAATAAAACCTTAGCAACTTCTTGCTCATCTATATACTTTCTATTACTTCTGCCTTCTACAAGCTTATATCCTGGATATTTAACACCATGCTTTTCAGCTTGTTCTAGTGCATAACTTTGAACATCCTTTAACCAATCTTGTATATTCTTAGCAAAACCTAAAATATCTGCTATCTCATATTTATTAAGAGCAAATGTGTCAGCAAAATCATATTTTCTAGCTAGTTTAAGGTTATCCTCAGCTCTTTTTCTGCAATCATTTTTAGCTCTACAAAATCCACAATGACTACCACTTACAAACTCTCCTTCACCATTAAAAGCCATTTGAGCCTTCTTCTTAACATTATCTGCCCATGTAAGTAATTTAGTAACTTCTATTTCTTCACTTGATATGTTATCAAGTCTAGGTTGAATTATTGTTGTTTTAATTAAATCAATATCGTATAGCATTTCAAACTGATTATATGCCCCTAAACCATATAGTCTAAGTTGAGGATTCTCTATAGCTGAAACTTCTAAACCTTTTCCATACTTTAGGTCTATAACTTGAAGTATACCATCAGATATTACAACAACGTCTCCTGTTCCAAATCCTTCTGGAACCCACTCACTAAAATCGAGTCTTTCTTCTAACATCACTATTACATCATCACATATAGCTTTACTATCATTTACTAATTCAACTACATTCTCAACATAAGATTGTATATAGTCCTCCATTTCAGAGTTATAATACTCACTTTTCTGTATCTTTTTAATTCTTGCATTATATGCCTTTTTACTTATTTTTTCATACTCTAGCATTAATTTAACTTCTGCTAATTCATGTGCAACTGTTCCTTCTTCTGCATATATACTAGTTGATGGTGGATAGTTTTCTTCTAATTTTATACTAGGAGTGCAGTGAAGCCATCTATGGGCTCCACTTGCACTAAGTCTTGCATGTTGTAATGGCATTTATGTACCCCCTATAAACTTTCTAATTTGTTCATAAAAGCTGAATAATCTTCTTCTTTTACTTCACTTAACTTACTAGCTCCAAATTCACCAAATAACTCCTTAAGCTTATCCTTCTTACCTGCCTTACTTACTTGTGCTGCCTTAGTTCTTACCTCTTCTTTTGTGTATTTAACTTCACTAGTTGTATTTTCATTATTCTTTTCTATTTCTTCCTTTGCTTCTGCTATTTCTTCTTTAACGTCTTCTTTTACTTCTACCTTTTTAATCTTTTCAGCTTTTTTAACTTCAACTTTCTTCTCTTCTTTCATATCTGTTATATTTATAGGTTCTATCTGCATTGCTTTTCCTAGATTAAGACCTCCTAAAGCATTCGCCACTACTAATAGTGCATTTGTAAATTCTGGTGCTTCTACTTTAACTTTTACATTTACATTAACTTCAACCATTTTAAATCTCTCCTTTTTGTGTTATACTTTACTTGTGTTATATTTTATTTTTTATTTTTTTGTGTGTTGGTTATTTTACCAACACTTTTTTATTTAATATTCCAACCGATATTTTCTTACCAGTTTTAATATCTTTAAATACTATATCTGCTATAACTTTTCCATCTTTTTTAAGAGTTACTACATTCTTATTATTAGTATCAAGACTCAGCAATTTCATCCCCCCTCTCTACTGCTTTTAAAAGTTCATCCAAATTTTTACCTTGATTTCTTTCAATAAAATCATCAACTTCATATCTTGAAATTTTTCTACCATCACCTCTAACTAGTGATTTTATCAAACCTGTGCTTACTAACCTACGCATAAAGGCTGTATCTAACTTTAAAATTCCCCTTGCTTCTTCTACTGTTATTAGATAATTTGGATAACCTCTTTTTATTAAAACAACTATATCTTTAGGTTCTAGTACTTTTACCTTTTGTTCAACAGTTTGACTCTTAACTCTATCTGTTTCTTGTTTACTTATCTCTATTTCTATTAAGCTTTTTAAGCTATCACTAAATTGTTTTGTTATGCTTTCAGAAATATCCATGTGAAAATGCTCTCCCCTCTTTTCAATTATTTATCTTCCAACCAATTCGTCTAATGTAATATCTAAATAATCAGCTAATTTTATTAGAGTATCTATAGTTGGATTAGAACTTTTATTTCTCAGTAATTTATATAAACCACTTACATCTATATCCAATTCTTTTGCCAATTTATAAGGTTTTATATCTCTTTTTCTTAGTATTTGCTTTATATTGTCGCCTATTAACATTGTATTCACCTCAGTTCTACATGGTATAATATAAACATGGAATAAATTCCAAAATTTTCAAAAGGATGGTGTATTATGCAGTTTTCAAACAATATATCTAAAGAATTACAAGAAAGTATAAGAAAGACAGTCTCTGATACTTCTAACACAGAGTATTTTTACTATGCTGAATTTCAATATAAAATTATTCTTAAATCTATAGAGGAATTTGAAAAAGAACTTGATGATGAACATGAAATTGCACTAAAATTGACTAACTTTGGAAAAGATGTATTAATGATTGTTGAAGAAGTAGGTTATCATAACCCTTGTCTAATTCACTACTACGGCATAGTAAATGGAGTTTATTCTGAAATTCTTCAACACACATCACAGATAAACTTTATGATAACTTCAGTAAAGAAAACTGACCCTTCAAAACCTGCTAGAAGAATAGGTTTTATATTGTAATTATCATTCTTATTTTCTGATTCTTTCTTTAGTAATTTCACTAATTTTTCTTTTTTCACTTTTATTCATCTCATGTAAATACAAAACTATACATTGGTACATATAATCTATAAAATCACTATTTGATTGAGCTGTTATCTGACTAAATAACTGTGCTTGCAATTGATTTTCAAGCATGGTTATTCTTTTCTCTATTTCTTCTATTTTCTTATTTTCCAATTCAATCTCTCCTTTCCAAAATATTCTGTATTTAGTTTTCAAAGTACTAACCTAATATTGAAGTTTGATAACTATATTCTTTTTCTATATCTGGTAATATGTTATTTGTTTTCAATAAATCATATAAAAACAATCTACCTTTTTGAGTCCACTTAGTTGTCATTTTTACATCAGGCATTCCATTACTTCTAGTTATGTCTATTGTTTCTGAATGAGTGTATCCCTTCCCTTGATGTTGTTTATATAAAAGCCATTGTCCACTTTGTTTATATTGAATCCCTCTTTCATGAAGTATTTTGTTCATTTCTTTTCCACTCATTCCATAATCCTTTGCTATTTGAGTTATAGTGACTAGACCTTTGTTTTTAAGTATCATATCTGTATAATCTGCCTTTGGTTTTAGTTCTTTTATTACTTTTTCTTTCATTTTACTTTCTAGTTGTAATTTCTCATTTACTTCTACTTGTTCTATAAGGTGTTGTAATGCTTCTTTATATGTAGTTGGTAGTTTAGGTTGTGGTCCATTTTTTAATACTTGCTCCATTTCTTCAAACTTAGCCACATAAATAGCAGTAAATATAATGCCTTTTTCCCCAGTCATTTTATTCGCAACCATATCACAACCTTTTTTAGTCAATAGATAACAAGGATATTTCTGATTATTTTCATTCTTATAAGTGCTTTCAATAAAAAAATCATCAGTGTGCAATTTTGCACTCTGCTCTAATACACTTATATATCCTCTTATACTTCTTAATAATTGGTTATGGTCTTTTTCTATTAATTCTGCTACCTCTCTACTCTCAACTAAATATTTATTGTTTTGCTTGATAATTGTTAAGTTATTCATACTTATTCCTCGCTTTCTATATTAAATTTATTTTCTTTTTTAATTTTCTCAACAAAATCCCAACAAGCATCTATGATAATAGAATTCTTACTTTTTCCACATTTTTTAGCTATTTTCTGCACATCTTGATTTAATTTTGGTACAAGTCTTACTGTCATTCTTACTTTTTCCATTCTTATTCCTCCTCTCTTTATGACACCGTTTCACTGTCTATATCCATTATATTATGACACTGTTTTACTGTCAAGACTTTTCTAAACATCTTCTGTATAATGTCATTAGGGAGGTGTCAAAATGACTACTATTACTGTAAGAATATATACACCATTAAATGAAAATTTAGAAAAAATTTCTTATCAAACAGGTATTCTTAAATCTTCGCTTATTCTATATGCTATTAATGACATTATTAGAAATTCAAAAGTTAATGAACTTAAATCAATCTCATATAAAAGTGATGATAGCGTTCGTTCTACTCTCAGGATTCCTAGTGTTCTAAAAGAATTACTAGAGAAAACAGCTAAAGAAAATAATTTATCAGTCAATTCTCTAATAAATAATGCTGTGCATTCATTTTGCATATCTCATTGGTTAATTTATCTTTGATATATACAACCAGCATGCAATTATTATAATAGATGCAATAGGCATTCCTATTTCACTACTTAAATCTATCAACGCTTTGTACAAGTCTTCTGGTATACGAAGCGTTGTTTGCTCATGTTTCATTTTATCTCCCTCTTTCTTTAATTATTTTTATGATATAATTATGACATCATTTAGACTTTAAAAAGGAGGTATTATTATGTCAACTTCACTACCTAAATACACTTTAAGAATAAACAGAGTTCTGCTTGAAAAAATTAAATATATAGCTGAAAGCGAAGGTCGTTCTGCTAATAAGGAAATTGAACAAATAATAAAAAAACATATTGAAGATTATGAGCAAAGAAAAGGAGAAATTAAAATTAATATTGAAGAATAATTTATATACTCTTGCTAATCACTGATAGTATGTAATCATTCACTGACATACCTCTTTGATTAGCTTTTTCTTTACATTTATTGTATAATTCTTTCGTAATACTCAAAGTATACTTCTTTCTATTACTCAAGCTTTAAATCACCTCTTTTTGAATATTCTGTATTTAATTTTTAGAGTTCTAAAACTGGCATTACATTTTCATAATTATTTCCCCCTAGCTTGTAAATCATAATTTACTGAATCTGTAAAAAAAATTTCTTCTATACTTTTTCCTAATTCTATAGATATTCTATATGTTATTTCTGCTGATGGTTTAACCATACCATTTTCAATTTTTGATAGATATGGTCTTGATATTCCTACCTTTTGTGCTAATTTGCTTTGCGAAAAATTTAGCTCTTTTCTTGCTTTATATAAATTATTAACTATTTTAGCCACCTCCTCGCCTTCTGTTAACCATAGTATACAGCCTTTTTATTTTTATGTCAACTATGTTTTACTGCTTTTTTAAAATTTGTCAACAATAGTTAACATTTTTCTGATATAATCATATTAAATCAAATCATAAGAGGTGAAATATATGCAAAAACTGGGTGAAATAATAAAGGAATATAGAGAAAAAAATAAGCTCTCTCTTAGAGATTTTTCTAACTTATGTAATCTTAGTCATACTTATATAGATAAACTTGAAAAGGGTAAAGACCCTCGAAATGGAAAAGCAGTTGAACCCACACTTGATGCATTAGAAAAAATCAGTCTGGCCTTAAATTTAACATTGGATGAACTACTTCTTAAATTAGGCAAAATTGGAAAAGGTGTCTCTATACAAATAGAACATGATGATTCTTTTAAAATAAATCAACCTTTAAATCCCATTTTTTCAAAAAGATTAAATGGATTAATGCAAGAAAAAAAAATATCATTAAATATATTAAGTCAAGAAGTAAAAATAGAAGAAGATTTATTATACAAATATAAAAATAATCTTAGTTCACCTCCAAGTGATGATATTGTAAAACTTGCTAATTATTTTGATGTTACAACAGATTATCTTTTAGGTACAACACTTGTTAGAAATCATATAGACACTGTAGCTGCACACAAAGCAAATCCACATGAGGATTTACCAGAGGAAGCTCAAGAACAACTCAATGATTATATTGAATTTTTAATGAATAAATATAAAAAATAAGGATTGAATCTATGTTAATATTAAAAAAATTGAGAACTGAAAAAGGAATTTCTTTAGATAAATTAAGCACAGACTTAAATATAAATAAATCTACTTTATCCAGAATTGAAAATGGGTTAAGAGAACCAAAAGAATCATTTATTAAAGATTGCTCAGACTATTTTGGAGTATCTACAGATTACTTAATTGGAAAAATTAACATAGATGATTCAAATAAATTAACAAAATGCTTAAATTCAACTTTTCCAATAAGGTTAAAAGAATTAAGAAAGAAAAAAGAATTAACTCAAGCAGAATTATCAAAATTACTTAATTGTTCACTAAGCAAAATTGCTATGTTAGAAACTAGCAAAAGAGAACCTGTTAAAGAAGACTTGTTAAGAATTTCAGAATTTTTTAATGTGTCAGTTGATTATCTACTTGGTAAAACCTCAATTGAAAATTACATAACTACTGATGAAATATCCAAAATAATTAAATCTTATGAAAGTTTACCTAAAGAAGCGCAAGAACATATTAATAGCTACATAGAGTTTTTAGTTGATAGATATAAAAAATGAATATTTAGAGCAGTTCACTCCTGCTCTTTATATATAAAAAAGCAACACATACATTCTTTTTATAGGGGGATTTCCATGAATAAACTAGACGCACTTTTAGACTTAGCAAATAATGAAGAGATAGAAATTTACTACACTGACAAAATAGCAGATGACATAAAAGGATTGTATATAAACAGACAAGGACTAAAGATTATATCATTACTTAATTCATTAAAACAAAACAATGCTAAACTAATAGAAATCTTAGCAGAAGAATTAGGACATCATTTTACCAGTGTTGGAAACTATGTATCTTCAAAAAACAGTTACAAAAATAAAATCTTGATAGACAAAACTGAAAACAAAGCACTAAAATGGGCATGTGAATTTCTTATAACAGAAGAAGAAATAATACATGTTATTAATTCACACGCTACAAGTGTATACGAAATAGCTGAAGAATTACAAGTTAGCATCAACTTCTTACTAAAAAGATTAGAATTTCTATCAAAAAAGAAAAGCATGTTGGACTTAGGAAATAATAGATTTTTAGTATTAACTAATTTGCCAAATTTCTACATATATGAGGATATTTTTTAAACTCATTTATTCTACTTTTATAGATTTTTTACTTAATAAATATATATTTCAATATTATTATAATAAACTACACATAAAAGCTAAAAAATTGTAAGAATATTAAGAAAATGATTAAGTGAAAACCAGATAAACAAAATTAAGTTAATATTGTACATAACAAAAGTATATAAAGAGCAGTTAATCTGCTCTTTTATATAAACACCAAACAAACATACATTCTAAAAGGGAGGGATACTATTATGAAAGGTGGAGTAAGAAAAAGAAGTAACAAATGGTATTACTACTTTGACCTAGGCATAGTAGAAGGAAAAAGAAAAAAAGTAGAAAGAGTTGGAGGCAATACTAAAAAAGAAGCCGAAAAAGCCTTAAGAGAAGCACTAAATGAATATGAAAATTCTGGCATAGTATTTGAAGAAAGCAATATCAGTTTATCAGACTACTTAGACTTTTGGTACAAAGAATATGTCTTACTTAACTGTAAATACAACACTCAAGAAAGCTACCGAATAAACATAGAAAAACATATAAAGCCAAAACTAGGAGCTTACAAAGTAAAAGCTTTAACTCCTGCAATACTACAAAACTTCATAAATAAAAAGTACAAAGAGGATTACTCTCAAAATACATTACAAGTATTAAAAGCCATATTACATAGGTCATTAAAATCAGCAGTCCATCCTTACAAACATATACGAGAAAACCCTATGCAATATGTAAGCATACCAAAAACTAAATCTAAAACAGAAACTAATAAAGTTAAAACTATTACATTAGAAGAATTTAATCAAATACTAAATATATTTCCTCAAGATTCATTTCAACGTATAGTTTTACTAATTGGATTTCATACTGGTATGCGAAGAGGCGAAATTATTGCACTAAAATGGGATAATATAGACCTTGATAATAAAACTATCACAGTAAAGCATACTTTGATTAAAAAACCAAATGGAATGTTTGAATTAGGTCAACCAAAAACAGAAAGCTCTTGCAGAACTATATTTACAGGTGACACTTTAATAAAGGCATTAAAAGAACATAAATTATATCAAAAGAAAATGAAATTAAAATATGGAGAATTTTACTTTGATAGTGACTGGGTATGTACCAAAGAAAATGGTCAACAAGTGAATACTCACACTTTAGACACTATAGTAAGACAAATTCGAGTAGCTTTAAACAATGACTTCCATTTTCATTCTTTAAGACATGCACATGCTACTCTATTATTAGAAAATGGTGCTAACATTAAAGACATACAAAACCGTTTAGGTCATAGCCAATTATCAACTACAATGGATACATATTCACATGTAACTGATAAAATGAAAAATGAAACTGTAGATATATTTGAAAAAATTACAAATTAGAGTTTGCCACCCAAAAATATAATACGGTGGCAAATGGGTGGAAAAATCTAATTTATCTATTTTAAAAGCTAAAATTATCAAATTTATATAGCAAGCTATATACTTGCAATTTCAAGCCTTTAGAGTATATAACAATCATAACCAATATAAGGTATTAGTAATAAATCTAATGAATAAAACTTAATATTTACTTAAGTTGTAATACTATTCTAAATTGTATAATTAAAATTTAATAAGTTCTTAATTATATAGTCATTGATTTATTCGTAAAAATAAAAAATGCCAATCTATCTCTAAACAAAAACTGAATACCAATAAAAATTTAATAAAAAATTTTATCAATATTCAGTATAAGTT